AGAAAATCACAAAGGAGCATTTGTCAAATTATTTGAAACATAGTTATAAAATATATAAATCATAACTGCGTTTTGTCTCATTTTTCTTTCTGGTCGGTGTAATGAAAAGGTAATGGAATAATAATATTTGTTTTGGTATGAATAAATATTATTATAATTCGCTTATACGCCTTTGAACATTTATAGTGGAACGCATTCTCACGTTCTACTATATGTGAAAGGGCAACCGTTACGATAAATCAATTACAAATCAACCCTCATACGAGGGTTGTCCCATTTTAAATGTTCATCGATATATAATTTGTGAACTTTGATACACCATAATATAATAACCCAAACAATGCACTCTTCAAAAATAACCCGTAAAAATTTGCATTTCCATCACTATTATATATTGGTAAAAATGCTAAATTCTTGTACATTAGGGTATTTATGATAGGCATTTGAAAAATGAAAAACAAAATAGCAATAAAAATAGGAGTTTGTAATTCAGTCAATAGTGTATCTACCAATGATTCGCGATGTTTTTTTTGTCTATATTCTTTCATTGGTTTCTCATTCTCATCTTCGTAATCCTTGATATAATCCGATGTTAATTTATGCATTGGAATATAATTTGGTTGAACTTGTTCATCATTTAGATATTGTGTAGTGTCGACTGGAATGTCACGTGATGGTAATCTATATTGAGGCTCATTTTGTTGCATATTGTATTGTGGTAAAAATTGATTTTGATTTTTTTGCGGTTGGGTTGTTTGAGGTAAAGACATCACATTATTTTGAGGTGGAATGCCATATGGATTTGGATGTACATTCATTTGAGTATAGGTAGTATTTGGTTCTTGACTGTCTTGTCCGTATCCCATATTATTAGGCTGATTGAAATTTTGTTGTGATGGGTTATATGACCCAGGAGGCATTTGAACAGTTATATTTTCAGGTAAGTCCGCAATTCGTGTAGTTGCAATTCTGTCAGCCATATAAAAACTATACTATATTATAATGTCTAAAACTCATGCAATTAACGCATATTTATTGGTCTTTTGGCGGCGGGGTTGATACATCAATAATTTTTTTGTATTTGTCACATACAATTGGTGAAGCCGTGTATTTATAGCATTTTTCACCATATTTATATGTTTTTCCTTCAATGTCGGTTATCACTGGACCGTTAAATATTATGCAATTATTATCGGTACATACTTTGCGAAACATTGTTGCTAAACCTAATCCCAATAATACAGAAATAACGATTTTTCCAAGTGGTGTATATAAAATCCGTTTAATATTCATATATATATATATATATTAAACAGATAATCGTTTTTATGCTAAATATTTTGTTTACAATGATTCAAATTTCATATTGAAACCATTTTCATAAATGTATAAAGAACCTAATCTTTCCATGCTTGAATATCGTTGTTCATTCTTTGCAGCCATTTTCAATATTAATTCTTGCAATGCATCTCTGGCATCTACTACATTCGCTATTTTTTCAGGTAATCCAGATTGAATTTGTTCTTTTGTTCCATATGAAATATCTTCGGTAAGTCCTACTCCATATTGTGTTTTTCGGATTGTATCATATAATTCACCTTTTTTACAAGAATATTTTGCATTTATCAATATTTCATTCAATAAACGTAAGTCGTGGCTCATATTACGCTTACTTGAACTTATGTAATAGAAACTTCCTGCTGGTTTCTCAGGATGTAATATAGAAAATCCATATTTAGTTCCACAATCCGGGTTGCATTTTTTGATATCGCAAATTTCGTTGTAAATATTTTTAGAAGTTCCCACAATCGATTTTTTATTGTCTACAAAAAAGGATCGTCCATAATCAATAATTTTAGCAATATACGATGATTTGAACGAAATCTGTGTACCATCATTACGAACATAGTAATATTGTATGTATTTTCCTCTTACTGGTTCATAGACTAAAACATTGTCTAAATGCAAATCATAGTGGGTGAATTCTTTTGCAAGTGCAGTTAATGGCATATATATTTGATACAATACATACAGTAATTCATTATCAAAGAAAAATTTGTTAGAAATGCTATATTTCAACGATTGTGCATTTTTGATATGTTGTATCAAAATAGCAATATATTTTGACTGTTTACAACCGATTTCCATAGATTTAGGAGAATTAATTACAGCTGGTTGTAATATAAGGTTTTTTTCAAAAATATTGTAGGTGGTATATTGTGATTTTTTCATTTTATTCCAAGCATCTTTATCAATATAAGAATACCATGCATATGTTTCGATGAAACATGGAAATACAGAACATTTTTTATTGATATACAATCCTACCAAATATTCGAACATCAAATTATCTGAATCCACTTTTGCCGATGATTTCAAAATTGTATTTGCGAAATATCCATTATTTTCATAAGTGATTTCATTTACAAACCCATTCTCAGATGGTTTGCCCATTCTTTTGATTGGTAATTTGACGTATTTGAAATCTGTAAAACCACCAAAATGTTGTTTTATTTTATCAGTTTCTCTTCCAAATGCAATGCATATACCAGAATCAGAACAAATACTTTTCAAAAATAATTCGCGGCGTTTAGTTGGGTCCACTTTTTTCATGAATTTAGCGATTTTTTTAGCGGCTTCCATATTTTTCATTGTTTTCGTGTTTTTCATTTGCTTTGTGTTTTTACGTGTCTTTTTACGCGAAATGCAATTTTCATCCAATTCATAATCATTGGATAATCTGCAATAACTATGTTGCGAACCATTTACATATTTACATTCTTCATGTCTACATAATGTTTCAGGAACTTTGCGACACTTCGAGAAACATTTCGATTTAGTCATAATACATATATTATAACTAAACATTATGTTTGAACCGGAATTTTAGCAATATCTTTTTCATTTTTTGGACAAGGGGTCTCTGTTTGTTTCATTGAAAAACAACTACCGGTCTTGTCACGATATTGTAATATATCAATATTTTCAGGAGAAGGATACACAAATATTTTACGAGTATCTGGCATAGTAACATACATAACAATGATTCCGATTACAAGTGCTGCAATAAATACTGGAATATTTATGTATTTGGATAATGAAATCATCTATATATAAATACATTTACATTTTATTTCTTGTTCTTGTTCTTTTTGGATTTTTTAGTGTATTGAGTTGTTGTTTTTGGTTCATCTTTAATATCCAATTTAGCCATAATATCATCGATTTCTTGGTCTTGTTGTTTTTTACTAATATATGTTTTTTCTTGAACACCTTCATTTTCCATCCTAAATACATAGTTATTTGGACTATTTGATTCTTGTATAACAGCATTCGATTTGTTCAAAGCTGCTTGTGCAATAGCTTGTTGTCTACGTTGTTCTAATTTATTACGCATACGTTCTTTCATAGCTTGTGTTTTTGTCATTCGGTCTAATGCATTTTGGTCAATTTTCATATTTTTACCTAAACCACCCATATTTTTTGTAAGGTTTTTGAAAATTTCATTGAATTGGTCGGTTCCTCCCACATCCTTCATTTTACTCATCCATTCAGTGGCTTCTTTCATGATTTCGTCTTTTGAAATATCACCATTCTTCATTTTTTGGTCTAATTTACCACTAACAGTCTTCATTAAATCCATGATTTTTTTAGGGTTTTTCATCATCTTTTTTAGAACATCTTGTGTCGAAGTTGGTTCTTCTCCGTTTGTATCTCCTAAAATGTCACCAAAATCTTGTGAAATCTCTTCGGCTAATTCTTGTGCTAGTGTTCCAATCTTACCTTCAAAAAGGCCCTTCAAATGACCATGTAATTCTTCTGGATTTGGCATACTGTTTCTATCAAATTTGAATCCACCTGGCATTCCACTTTCATTGTCTTCGTCTAATCCTGCGTCTTCCTTCATTTTTTCTGCAAATTTAAAAAAATCCTTCATATCAGGCATTGGCATTTCAGAATTTTCATCACCGGTTTCATTATTATTTATATTTTCTTCCATGTTTTTGAAAAAATCTCCAATACTACTAAATGTTTCGTTTAATTTATTTTGCAATTCAGTTTCATCAATTCCGTCAAACATATTCATTGCATCTCCAAAATCACTTTTATCTTTAACAGAATTCACGATTGTAAATAGTAACAATTGTACATATTTCCAAATAGCTTTTCTCGTATTTTCAGATACATTATCGCAATTGTAGAGTATTTTGAAATCTACATTTGGTAGGAAAAATGTATTTGTGGTACTTTCGGCGTTAAAAATTTCGTCATTTTGATATAAAATATCAAAGAATCTCTCTGGATATACACTAATACAATAATTGTATAAATTTTGTATTTCTGATTCTGGTAATTTGGCATCTGTCCAATTTATCCATAAATGTACATATTCAGGAAATGTTATTGATAAATCTTTTATAAAATCACGTACAATAATGATAAAATTTTCTGGTGGGACATTTTTCTCTGCTGTTTTTGATTCTTTTGTTGATTCGGGGTTTTTTGGCATTAAAAATATATAGTAATAAATTATATATTTTTATACTATTCTAAACATAAATTATAATTTACAGAAATACAAAATATAATATTTTTCATAATTTATCTTTCACTTACCGACCTCATCATGTTTACAATTGAAGGACTTGTATATGTAGTATCTGTACTTTGAGATAAAACAAAATCATCAAATTCGTCATAGTTTTCATCTATGTTATCTTCTCTAAATATTGCGTCGTATTCATTATCAACTAGTACGGTTTCACGAACATTTGTATCTTCTTCATCAATACATGGAAAGCATATATGATTACTACGTTTCACCGGTGTTTGTGGTATATTCATACTTCGTTTTAATGCAAAATTTCGACCACTGTCATTGTCGTTAATGTCTGTCACATTATATGAGTATTGTCTTCCTTGTGAAGTTTGTCTTGAACATGAATACATATGTGATATATGAGAATCCATTGTTTTATAAGATACATATAAATCATCCATTAATATTTTGATGAATTTTTTACGTTCATCATGTTCACCTAATTCATTTCTGTATTTTTTAAGTTTAGTAAATAACGATTTCACATTACTTCTTATTTCTATTTTATTATTTTGGTGTATATTTTCTGGACTTTCGTAGACATGTTCTGATGGTTGTTTAGTTGGTGTTGAAATTATTCCAAATACAGTGGCATGATTATTGATATTACTCGCCTTTTTTTTTGCGTTGTATTCATTTATAATATATAACAATTCTTGTACTTTTTGACGATATATATAATGAGTTAAATCGTTAATTTCTTCTTGGTTTGTGTCAACATCCAATAATGCTGGTAACGGTTCAACGAAATCCAGTAATTCGATAATGTCGCTACCAATTAATCTACCATTTATTTTTATATTTATTAAATCAGTATCACTGCATCGAATATGATATGTTTTTGTAATATCTGCTGCAATTTTAGGAATAGTCAATCTATCTGTCCAAACATTATTTTTCCAATCATAAATCTCGCCATCTTCAACTGTAATAAATCCTTCTTCGATTAAGGAATATACAAGGTTATTCACTATTTCACCATACACTAACCCGGCATTTTCTATTTTATCTACAAACAAATATTCACCGTATCTATTATTTGCCAGTGCATTCAATAAATGACTATTATGTGTTTTTCCAAAACCGATAAATATATTTGTGTAATTTTCATCTACCAGATTAGCAAGAGTTAATGGGTCAATAGCGCCAGCAGTTGCATCCCCGTCAGTTAATTGTATGTGGACAATTTTATGCGTTGGATTTTTTTCCATATAATAATTTATTTTTGTTTTTGCATTGAGTAATGATTTTTCAATATCAGTACAGCCATTTGGATAAATTTTTGATATCATTTGCATATATTGGTCAACATTAGACGAATTCATTTGTGTAAAATCAAATATAGTTTTAATATCATGGTCAAATACATCCAATGCGATGTAACATTTTACATTTTGCATTTCAGAAAACACTTTCAAAATATTATTTAATGTATGAATAATATGATCCATTTTTGTACGACCATCACTACATGTATCTGACATAGAACCAGAATAATCTACATCGAAGAATATTGCAAGAGGTACTGTAATGGGTTCTGTTTTTTTAGTGGTAATCGAAAGAGTTCCAAAATGTTTATTTTCAGTATCATTATCAAATAATGTTACTGTTAAATCTTCCAAATTTTTTGTATGGAATTGTAGAATACCGTTTACGTTGTTATTTAAGAAAGCTGACATTTTAGTAGATACGAATATGTTTTTCAATATTTTCTTTTTAAGTCTTTCAATTTTTTACAAATTTTGTAAATATCTATTTTTATGAAATATAAGTTTGTAAAAAATTGAAATACTTTTATTCATCTATTGGATTAGCATTAAACAAGTAATAACAAAGTGATTTTAATAGCAAGCAACGAAGTACTACAATATGGCATCCATGAATATCTTCATTCCTCGTATTCTATCGAATATTTCAAAAAAAAACATTAAGGATACCTTTAAACAAATGAACATTGGTAATGTTACCTACATTGATATGCGTAAGAGATTAAATGAAAGTCGTATACTTTATTCATTCGCCTTTCTCAATATTGAACTTTTAAATACTCCTAAATCCAATGAAATTTCCGATAAAATCAATAAAAATGGAAGTACCCAATTGTATTATGATGATAATAATCGTGAGAATTATTGGGAATTAAAACATTATATACCACACGAAGACAGAAGTCCTACTACATATCTCGAAATTGATGAATTGTGTAAACTATTGACAAAGATTCCAACGAGTTTTAGTGAAAGTGACCGCAATACTATAAACGATGAATTTGATGAATTACAACAAGAAACAACTGGTTTATTAGAAATATCCAATGCAATTCATGAAAAACCAAAAATTGTTCCTAGATATTATTCACTTTTCTGAAAACATTTTCCTAAACATTTTCCTAAATAAAAATAAAAAATTCCCTAAATGGGATTTTTTTATTCAACAAAAACAAAACAAATTTCTAATGAAATGATATACAATGTCTTATTTGCATTTTTTTAATGTGGATTCATTAAAACATAATTTTTCTAAATTAATTGAAATTGATAAACTGATTTATGAAAAAAAAGATATAATTACCGAGAACTTGAATAAACTAAAAACAACATACAATAATTTGATTAAACACAATAGTAAAAAAATATTTTTATTCTGTTTAGATTCGTTTTATTTCCAATACAAGATTTTAAACATGGAATTAGAGAACCTAAATCGGTTTATTATATTAATAAACAATCGCATGTATGGGGATTATTACAAATTGTATAATATCATTATGATGCAAACCAAAGAGAAACATATTGAATTGCCAAATGCACCGGATAGCGCTAAAATACCGATTTATAAAGATTTAGAACCTTTTCGTGAATATAAAATCGAAGATATTCAAGAAATACACAAAACTATTTTGATATTATTGAATGATATGTATTCTTATTATTCGAGTTCGGAAAAGCGTAAGAATGATTATAGCGACAATACAAATGTAGGTTCTTCAATCAGTAATTTTTTGACCACATTGGAGTTTGAAAATACATTGATACGAGAACAAATGAGTTTATACATCAATTATATCCATTATTTTCATTCTTCTCAACAAAATTATTTAGCAAAACTTTATACAAAAATGGATATGTTCAAACGTGAAATCGATGAAGATATATTAAGTAATAATCGAAAAACAAACCATGATGCAGGTATCGAATCCTATTTTATTTTATCAAATGAAACGATTGATTTTGATTTTGATGATGGATTTACATCCAATCCAATTCGTTCAAAAGAAAGCGTTATTGAGGAAAAAATACAACAATCTGAATTGGTTCTCGATACAAATGAAAATGTTTTAGAAAATATAGATAATCTAATCCGTATTACTGAATCAGAGAACATACATATTGAATTAGAACAAAAAGAACCTACCGAAGAAAAATAAAAATAAAATGTATTTTACAATTGTAAATGAATTTCTACAACATATGTATATATTGTATATATATTGTGCGTTATGAGTAAACCAAAAGACGAAAAAAAACTCGGTTCAAATGTAGAAGAGCATATGGATAATGATAATAGTAGTAGTGCGGGTACTGCTACAAAAAGTATTGAATGGTCTCCTGAAAATGAAATGATAATGGTTGAATGGTGTGATATTGCACAGTGTTATAAATGGTTGAATACACGTGCTCATAATAAATACGCTGTTATGCATGCATGGTTTACTATACCCGCAATTACATTATCTACGATTAGTGGAACTGCGTCTTTCGCACAGGCCAGTTTACCAGAGAATTATCAGACTTTTGCACCCATGGTTATTGGTAGTATCAATATATTAATAGGTATATTAACAACGATTCAGCAATATTTGAAAATATCGGAATTAAACGAGGCACATCGTGTTTCGGCAATATCCTGGGATAAATTCGCACGTAATATTCGTATAGAATTAGCAAAAGCGCCGATTGAACGTATGGACGCGGGGCATTTTTTGAAACTGAATCGCCAAGAATTCGACCGACTCATGGAAACCAGTCCATCTATACCTATCAAAATTATTAATGAATTCAATAAAACATTTTCAGGTAAACCTGGTACTGAACAAAGACAACGATTCGATGCATTAAAGAAACCAGATATTTGTGATATTATTGTTACGTCCAACGAGAGCAGACATCATTGGTATAAAGATTTACATAGCCCTACATTCGACCCAAGTGATAGTATAACTGATTTACAAGCACGAGAGACGGTCATACAATCAAAAGTAGATGAAATTGTTAGGAAAGAACGCGAAGAACAAGAAAAAGAACGAAAGAGACTTGCACAAAAGAAAAATTTTGCATTGGTTGCTCTCGAAGTTTCCAATAAAATCAAGGTAGCTCATGAAAAAATAGACAAATTTGTCAGTGATTTCGAGAACATGCATGGTAGACGTCCAATGAATGAAGAAATCATGTCTAATTTCGGTCAAGAAATTGCGGAAGACATTTTGAAACAATATTTAGATAAATATAGTAACTTGGCTATTTCACTCAATGATTACGAGAACAATGTATAAAATGTAAAAAATATAGAGATTTTTGATAATATATTCAAATGACAAAGAAATTGAATATATTAAATTATGCAGGTCCAATCCATTTATTTGGAATGATATTTGAGAACATATACGGATTTATCATTCCAAAACATGAATTATTGGATAAATTATATGTGATAATATTTACAACAATTCCATGTTCTTGGATACTATGTAAAGATGAATGTATTATATCCTATTTTGTTAAAAAATACGAGAACCCGAACTATATAATGGGAAATGAACCCGAAAATTCAAAAGATATTACTGATTTATTCTATAATATGGAATTATATCGCATGTTTTATCATACAAATCATGTATTGCGAATAGGTTCTCTCTATATAGTGAATAATAGAACAACACATATATATAATTTTATTTTTATTCCGACAATTCTATTATATACGTATTACATTTATGACATTATGTATAAAATAAATGACAGGAAATCGTTGTATCCATATTTTCAAATTTTGTTTGGCGTTTATTTGTTCTCTATGTTGTATCTTACAATTCATAATTCACAAAACAGCGAATCTGGTTTAACACACCAAATTGTTTGATTGTTCTCATTATATTCAAAAACAGATTTGTTCAATAATATACTGGTGTATTCATTGATGTCCATGTCTTTCATTTTTTCAAAGTTGCGGTCCAGTACGATATTGTTCTCACTAAATACAGCATATCGTTTTGTTCCGGTTTGTGAGAAAAAATAAAAAAATCCTAAATAAGGATGTTCGCTTCTTTTTTCAAAATTGGTTATCGTCGACTCGGTTATATTTGAATATGAACCGTTCTCATATTTACATAAATACAATGAGGATGGAATTGGTAATAATGTTTTGTCGTTTGTTTTTATTTCATTCATATATCTGTATTTTTGGAAAAATTCGAGAACAATGTTCTCAATGGGTATTTTTTGAATTTCCTTTTTTCTAATTTCATCGATTATACCCCATTCGTATTTCTCAACTTCGGTCGTTAAAAAAAACATGTTTTGTTGTTTTTCAGTTTTGAAATTGACCGATGGATGATTGGTGAAATCAAATATTACAAATATATTGTTCTCGTCAAATTCTAAAAATCCTTTGTATATTTCATCCATCATAGATTCATCGATTTTATCAATTTCAATTATATCCAATAATTTTTTTATACATTCGTTTTTGAAATAAACATCGTCATCTTCATCATTTTCAATTGGTTTGGTTGTATCATCTTTTCCAAGCATTTGTTTATGAGGGCAATTAAAATCAATAGAAGGAAATGAAAAAATATTGGATTTCTTTTCAAATGCAAATTGCAAAAAGGGTTTTTTAGTACCTTCAAAATGACAAGCATCATTTATAGCGAAAATGCAAAAATGTATTTTGTACATTTCGGCGTCATAATCCATGCAACTACCGAATGTTCTGGTTAATCTATCATTAATATAATGATAGGTGGATACTTGTTCAGAATATAAATTTTTAAAAGTATATGGCATATCGTCATATATATAATCATTATCGCTATCACTGTCTCCGTCGTAAGAATAATTATTCAGTTCAGTGTATTCGTCATGTTCTTCATCTTGATTTCTAATATCAAATGTTTTTAGATTTTCATTCAATTTGTATGTTTCTAAATGATGTTCTGGTTCAGTAGTTTCTGTTATTTTAATTTTATTTGGTATTTTTTTAACGGTTTTATCGGTATCTATTGTTTCTTTATTGAAAAACATTTTTTTAACCTGGTCAATTTTATTTATAAAATAGGACATCTGTATATAATTATAGGATATACAAAAATATAAATATAAACAATATAAAAAATATATAGGGTATATTGTATCCAACGGATAATATACCACCACTCGGTTTTATTAGCAAAGTTTTTTACTAGAATGTCAGTAATTTCAGATGAAGAAATTAATAAATATGAAGACGTTTACATTGAAGATGATACCTCATTATCATCATATGCTTTCTCAAACACAAATGATAGAAAAAAACGATTAAAAGCATTAGAAGATATTAAACGTCTCGATAAAGGATACAATAAGGTGTATCGTAATAAAAATGGAAAGCAATGTGGTGTTGAATATTATGCAACTGCATTGACTCCTGGTAGAAAAATTCGTAACGCAATTAATGGCGGTTATACAAATTGCTTAGTTGGCTCATATGACGAAGATTTATTTTTTAAATTAAGATTATTGACTGATAAATGCGACGAAGATTTAACCACATTATATTATGATAGTCCAGAGCAATATGAAAACCATTTCAATACAGCGATTAGTGATGAAATTAAAGAAAAATGGAAGGCTAAGTATGCCGACGAGATTTATAAAAGAAAAATGGCAGATTATGAAAAGAAAAATCGTACATTATGAAAACCGAAAATAAATAAAAAACATATAAAAAAATAAACAGTATATATATATGAATATCTTATTCAATTTACTTGTATTTGCATTGAATTATAATGAAAAAAAATTCAACAATATAGATATGTCAATTGATTTTTATAAAATAAATAAAATACCAGCATATATGAATATAAAAAGAAATAGTAGTGGTTATGATTTTAGGATTGATTCTATTGAAGAATTAAATAATACTGTATTAGATTCTATAAGAAAACACGAATTATTGTTGAAATTAGAATCGAATAAAATTTCAATATTTGAAAAAATGTCTATAATCGACGAATTAGACAAAGAAAATAATTATGGACCAAATATTTTGAATGGCGGTTTACTTGACAATTGGAATGATATTTTTTAATTTTGTAAATTTTTATTATATTTTAGTATAATAAAAATAATCGTATAATATATACATGTCTGATTCATATAATTATAACTTTTTAAAAATTTTAACTGAACGTTCAATTGATATCATTGATACAAAATCTCTTTTGACATATGGTATGATTGGTATAACGACGGTTGTTTTAGCCGTTGCTACATTATATGACGAAGGAGAAGACGAACAAAATGAAGTGAATATACTAGATAACCCAAGTTCGACAGAAATGAATAATGAAGCATCGCCTGAAAATGAAGTGGAGAATAAATCAGTATTTGGTGGTAAAAGTGAAACATCCGGTGGTAAAAGTGAAACATCCGGTGGTAAAAGTGAAACATCCGGTGGTAAAAGAAATAAAAAATCCAGAAAAACAAAAAGAAAAAGTTCAAAAAAATGAAACAAATTAAATATATTTAGACGCATCATAATGAACTTCATTGCATTTTGTATGATATGTATACTGACCATAGTCACTTGAATCTGTCGGTTTTTCTTCCACTGCTAACATTGGATATACTGCTGCCCTACGCCCATTTTTTGTAATAGTCCAATCAACTGCAAAATGTGCCATATCCGGATTCATTAAAGATTGTTTAGCATATTCTAGCGTATATGTATTTAGAAATCTCTGTGCCGTTTTTTTGTCCAACATGTACATCTGAGACCCCCATAAACGTTCAATATAACTGAAATATATCAAATTTTCATCAATTATATCCAATTTTTGATGATAAAATTCAGGTTCATGATAAAATGTTAATTCAACCGGTTTGAATGGAAACAAATATCCCAACATCAATATTTCCAAATCTCTGCGTTCATATTTAGCAATAGTCTCTGGTATAATTTCGGTAATACCCCGTCGAATATGAACATCGTCTTCACAGAATATACCATATTTTGCATCCGAATTTAAAAATCTTGTGAACATGTCTAAATGACCTAACATACAAGACCATGGACGTTTATATTTATCTTCCACATCAGATAAACGATAATCATTGAATTCGACCACTGGACAATACATGGCTTCTATATTTTCATGTTCAAACCGATATTTCATTTTTTTATGTTTTTCAGAATCAATTGTCGTTAAAACGTAATAATTCGCTTTTTTCATATATTCCATCGTTCGTATTGTACATTGTAAAAACCCTTTAAGTTTTTTACAATATTGAAAGTTTTTCATATTATTCAGTGTAATAAATCTTTTGCTTTATTGAAACATTCTTGAAAGAATGTATTTATTTCATCAACATTAGCACCTACTACTACATCATCTGGAACATAGGATACATTTCCTTTTTCATAACATAATAAAGTAGGAATGGATTTAACCATTTTCTTACTTTTTAGAAAAGCATAAAGTTCAAATGAATCATCAACATCTACTATGATTGGTTGCACATTCATAGGCATTTGATTGAACCCTGCATATACTTGTTGTTCAATCTTTTTACAAGGACCGCACCATTCGGCTCCAAATTTTAATATGATTATACCTTGGTTTATTTTTAGCAATTCTCCGAATACTTCTAATGATATAGTATCTGTAATAATCGGCTGTGGCATTGTATAGTATAAATACCTGAATTATTTTTATTTAGTTTTTCCTAAATTTATATTTATAGTTTCATGAATATAAATTATTGAGAACAATGTCTAATTTAGATGTTTTTGTTTATAGATTTAGGTAATCCATGACCAAACAAAATCATATAAATCAAAATGACTGCTGCGATTAAAATACTTCTGTTTTGAGCTACAAGTACATTTTGTCCTAAAACAAATACCATTAGGATGTATAAAATAACACCAATAACAACTGAATGTAATAACATAGTGAGACCGTTTTCCATTTAGGATATATATTGAATATATATTTTCCTAAATTTGTATTTCATTTCAAAAATATGAAAATAGAAAACTAATTTAGCCGAAAAATTCCTAAATACTTTTCCTAAAATACTATAAACGATGCAATCAAATCATAATTTGAATATTCATATGTATTCATTGGAGGAAGTTCTTGGATTATTTGATTTGAAATATCAACTTACAATTGATGATTTAAAACGCGCTAAAAAGAAGGTTCTCATGTTACATCCAGATAAATCCAAATTATCGTCTGAATATTTTCTTTTTTACAAAAAAGCTTTTGATATCATTGTCCAGTTTTATGAAAATCAGAATAAACAAAATAAGGCAGTTGAGAACATTGATTATAAACCCCTAAATGGAGAACTTAATAAAACGAACACGAAAAATGTTACTTCCGCCATTAAAGAAATGAATCCCGAAAAATTTCAAAATAAGTTCAATCAATTGTTTGAAGAAAATATGGCTAAAAAACCCAATTCATCCAAAAATGAATGGTTTGCAAAAGATGAACCTATATACAATATTGACCAAAACGTAAATGCAAGTAATATGAGAGATGTTTTAGAGAACATGAAGCAAAACAATAACGCAATCATCAATTATCGTGGAGTTGAAAATCTTTATTCATCCGGCTCTGGAACCAATGTATATGATGATGACGATATAATCGATAATTCATATGTAACAAGTGACCCATTTAGTAAGTTAAAATATGATGATTTACGGAAAGTTCATAAAGACCAAACTGTGTTTGCAGTCAGTGAACGTGATTTTGAAAAAGTTCAAACATATTCATCTGTCGACCATTTTGTACGAGAACGTAGTCGTCATTCATTGGACCCTATGGAAAAACAAAAGGCAGAGCAAGTGTTGGCTACAAAAGAACGTCAAATGCAAGAAGAAATGATGAAACGACAATATCAATCAAATTTGAGAACAATGCAATATGAAGAAAAAAATAAGGCAGTACTATCATCGTTTATGATGCTTGAAAACAAACGATAAATCATATTTTTGACTATTCATTTAACAATTCACTTTGAAGAATTTGTAATGTAATATTTGGATGTTTTCTTTCTTCATAATATGTTCCATTGAAACTACAAAGGTCATTATTCGTTCTACAATTATAAGCATAATTGTATTCTATTATTCCGGATAAAATATCCATTTTTCCAAATTTTGTACATTTTCCTAGGTCATATATTTTCTGATCATATGGTTTGAAATACACGCAATTTTTACATATTGGAACTTTTGAATTTATAATAAATTGTTTTTTTTCCATAGAAAACACTGTTGTAAACGTAAATAATAATAATAATAATATGAAAATCATTTTTCTGTATTATTATTCAAAAAAATTTTATATAGTTTGATTATAATATTATTTTCTAAAAAGCCAATCTTTTTGAATGTCCAGCATTAATCTGTCATAGTTCACAATCCGTTTTTCAATATCACTATAATCTTGATATTGTGTAACAGTAGGAGGTACTATCATATACCATAATCCGTTTTGTTGCAATCGTTTCCAATACATATCCAGTGCATATTCTCGTTTATTATGCGGATTTCGCATTAACATTTGTGCACTCTCTTTAAAATTTTGAATAAGAGTATCGTAATAATGAGATTTTACAATATATCCTGTCGTAGTTTGATTATTAAACGCGCGTATACAATAATCATTTACTTTTGTATATGGTGGGCAATTATTACCGCCAATAATGAGAACATCCCAGCGCTGTAACTCTACATTTTCTTCGAATTTTTTCAGGTTTTCGGAAAGTAGTTCGGGTTGTAAAAATGTAATATCGTCTTCGAGAATGAATACATGTGGATATTGGCGTTCTTTTGCCAATTCTAAACATCGAATATGACTTAATGTACATCCAATTGCGCCTTCTGCCATTTTAATGGCATTGATTCTTTCGGCTTCAATATTCATTTTTTTTAATTCTAGGGTTACATGTTCAAGTCGGTCCGGTCTTGATGCCAAATTGATAAATAATGTATGCTTGAATAATTCCATAATCATAATATATGGAATTATTTATATCTTTTTTTATTTTACTTGATAAAAATATGAAGGCTGAAAATGAAAAACATAAACGGAGTGTTAGTGTAAATGATATCAGTATTTACAAATCACAAGAATTAAATGAAATACTAAATTCAATCCAAAATGATTTAGTAGTATATTTGGATTTTATAAGAAACTACAAAGAATTCACACCCGAAATGCTATCAAATGTCAAAAATATGGATGAAGAAAATAAAAATAAAATTATCTATGAATACAATAGAGTAATTAGCTTACTCATAGAAGTATTTCCAATGGATGAATAAAGTGTATTATAATCCATTTATGAATAATATAAGATTGTATATTGCGGTTATAATTACATTTCGTGGTTGATTTTGTTGTATTGATGTTATAATATTATAAAGCATATTGATTATGTATGTTTTATTATATTTTACATTATCGGGTAGAGGAATAGGAGCAGGAGTAGGTGCAGGAGTAGGTGCAGGAGTAGGTGCAGGAGTAGGAGCAGGAGTAGGAGCAGGAGTAGGTGCAGGAGTAGGTGCAGGAGTAGGAGCAGGAGTAGGTGCAGGAGTAGGTGCAGGAGTAGGTGCAGGAGTAGGTGCAGGAGTAGGGGCAGGAGTAGGAGTTAATGCAGGTAATACATTTGTTTTGAATTGTCCAACATAATTACCTGGCGGCGATGTATTCATTACGATATATGCACGCGTTTTTGCATCCACTGAAATACCCATACCATAAGACGTACTTGATTTCCAAACCAAACATGTAAAATGTCCAGTACCCGGACTGAAACCAGGATTATTGAAATCGTACATTTTCACTTCGTTATACCAAGCATCCACCGATTTTTTCAATAAAACCATAATATCATTTCCATATCCATTAAAATAGGCCAAATTTTCACCATATAATCTATTTCCACTATGTTGAAATACGCTGGTTGCCAGTAAATGATTAGACCATTCTTGTGACGCATTTGTAATAGTATCGTCCCAAGCAAGTGGTGGCGCTTGATGCAATGCCCTGTATTTATTTATATAACTGGTAATTTCTGTTTTTTGCGAATCTGTCAAAGTCGACATTATACATTATATATTTATAATTTTCCTAAATTGTATGCACCATAATGCAGTGAATACAATTGTAAATTACGAAGTAGAAATTGCGGTAATAGTCGGTAGTAGTTTATTTTTTATATCAATCAAATTTCTACGAATCGTTTGAATAGAACAATCCATGATATCAGCAACCACTCCATTTGTTCGTAACATTTCAAAATCAGTTGAATATTTATAATACATGATTCGCATTTGGAATGGAGGTAGTTCGCGAACTTTTTCCCAAATTTTTATTTGAAACATCAAATCATCTTCATTATCTATCCATTTGGTTTTATGTGAATATATAGAATTGTGTACAGTATTTTCCAACAAATAATTGTCAAATCCCAGATATATAGGTTTCAATTGAATATTGTAGAGTTTATTATTTTCTTCAATCGTCTTTTTCTTTTTCAAATATGTTTTGGGCAAAGCATTGATTGGTATTAAATTTGTCATACCCTTTTGTAATTCATTTTTTATATAAAAATCAACATAGGTAATAAAAGTATCGTTCCCATTGTATCTTTGTATGCCTTGGTATAATCCATACAATGCATATGATGTCATTTCGTCATTTTTTATATGACCACATTTGTGTTTATGGAAACGTTTGAATTGAACTGCTTTTGATGTTGCCCAGTCTCTATAACTATCAAACAATACATGATTTATTTGTTCCCGCATTTCAGGAGTAGTGCCTGGATGTTGAATGATATTTTTGATTCGTTGTTGTGAAATTTTGTTCAAATTTGCACATCTTGTTACTGCTATGAAAAATAGAAAGGATAAAATATTTAAGTACATGACTAATATAAATACACTCGTATGTTTATATAGATTTCATAAATATTTTACATGAAAGCATAAATGGCACCCATAGAAGCACATGCATGAAACATTGCATGATGAAAAATATGTGATTCTGAACACCATTGAATTGTTGAACAATAGTTACTATAATAAATAAAATATATAACAAGTGACAATAAAATTAAAAATAAAAATATCATATAATTGGGTATATTTTTGAAAAACAATACATATACAATGAATACAATCAATGATGTTTTTGCAAAAATACCATCTACTATATGAAATCCGGAATGTTTATTGCCATTGTACCAAAATAATAGCGATGCAAAAATATTGAATAGTATAAAAGCTACTAATATGTATTCAAATATACTTAATAGTTCTCTATATAATACAAATTTTTTTATAAATACATAAATTGGAATCAAAAAAAACAACGACGATATTAGTAAAATACGGTTTTTTTTGAATATCTTATTCAAGTCAAATGTATCAAATATAGAATTTATTATATTTTTCATTTTATAATATATATGTACTTTTATATATTATAATATTGTTTTTTACACATTCATTTTCTTAAAAACTTCTACTCCGGTTAATGTAGTGTTATTGAATAAAGAATCTACCAAATCATTCACAATTGATTGATGATTCATCAAAATGGTTTTGGCCTCATTCAAAGCAAATGTGACTAATTCCAATGTCTCGCGGTCCATGATATCTTTTGTTTTTTCAGAATATTTTGAACCCAATCCTAAACTTCTACCTAAAAAGGGGGTTCTATCATCTTCCACATTTTCATTATAAAATGCTTCCAGTTTATTTCCCATACCATAATTGCCTATCATTCGTTTTGCTAAACTGTTTGCTTGTTTTAAATCCTGAACTGCTCCCACTGATACATATTCATTACCATAATAAATGGTTTCGGCAGCTTTACCTCCCATGGTTACTATCAAACGTTTTGTTAATAAATCTTTTGTATATAAACCACTCTCGGTTATATTCAAATATTCATTGAATAATGTATAACCACCCGCGCCATTGTATGTACTTTGAATAGTGACTTTTTTCAAATCAAAATATTCTTTGAAATGGGCTGCTAAAAAAGCATGTCCGATTTCATGGATTGCTACACGTTTGAGTGAATCAGGTGAACGTTCATCGCGTGTTTTCACAATACCTACAACTAATTTTTCCAATGCATCAACTATATTAGCTTCTGTTATCATGACGGAACCGGCTCTCACTGCATAAATTGCAGCTTCGTTCAATAAATTTTTCAATTGTGCGCCGGAAAATCCCGCGGTTAATTCGGCAATATAATCTAAATTAATATTTTCATCTAATTTTTTATTGGCCGCATGTACTTCTAAAATGGATTTACGAGATTCACGATCAGGATATGGAACAGTTATAATGCGGTCAAAGCGCCCGGGGCGCAATAATGCGGCATCCAATACATCTTTACGGTTGGTTGCTGCAATTACCATAATACCATCATTGTCGGCGAATCCATCCATTTCTGCTAAAAGTTGATTGAGTGTTTGTTCGCGTTCATCATTTGCCATATTGATACCCGCACCGCGCTGTCTACCAACTGCATCAATCTCGTCTATGAAAATGATACAAGGGCGACTATTACGGGCACTATCAAATAAAGTGCGAATCTTGGATGCACCCATACCAACAAAAATCTCAACAAATTCACTACCAGATGTTGCAACAAAATTCGCGTCGGCTTCACTTGCAATAGCCTTTGCAAGAAGGGTTTTTCCACTACCTGGCGGTCCTTCTAACAGAATACCGCGGGGTATCTTCGCCCCGGCCATCTCGTACAATGTAGAATTTTTCAAATAAGAAACTACTTCGGTACATTCACGCATAATTTCTTCACTTCCCGCGAAACTGGATAATGTGATATTGTTCTTTTGCACAGAAAGTTTATCCACATTGATTTGCGTTTTTTTACCCATGTTTGGAGCAAATCCGCTTCCACCCATGGGTGATTGATTCATAGTAAAAACGCGAAAGATAGATACTAATATTAATATGGGAAAAAGAGAATTTACTGCGAAATTGAATAAATTGGCAGCGCCGACAACAAATTCATTTTGTGGTGGGTCTTTCAAAAACACAGTGTTTACTTCATTTTTGTCTGCAAGTTCTACAATCGAATTCACAATTGCTGGATTGATAGTAGTAATTGAATAATCCAATATTGGTTTATCGGTGGTTTCAGTACTATGGGATACTACTGCATCTAATTTTGGCTGAAAATACAGTTCAGATATTTTGTGTGTTTTTATTTTTGAAACAAGACTTGTGTATTGGTCTTCGTACAAATATGGTTTAATTTTTTGAACAATGTCCGAATCTGTAATCGGATAACGTAACGGTCTTTGAACATCCAGTGAATGTGTAAAACCTAGGAAACTAAGAAATAGTATAAAAATATACATACTTTATACTATTTGTCCTGATGCTTCTAAATTGTTTTTTAATTTTTGTATTTTAGGAGACATCTTTTGACTGAACCCATCAAAATATATGTATTTGCATTCATGAGTGAAACTAATTGATGTATATATAATTTTACCAAAAAATTGAAATACTTTTTTACAAAATCGAGATTGATAATAAACCCCAAACAGTAAGTTGTAAGAAAATGTTGCGCAGAAGTCAAAGAATCGCTAAAAGTACTAATGAAAAGGACAGTGTTCTCAAAACATTACAAAGATTGACCAATATTAATAGGTATTATTCTGAAAACGGAGGAAATATTTCAAATTGTATATATAATTTGAATCTGTTATATGATATTGTATATCGCGATTTCTATACAATTCACCATGAAATTCATTTGAGTAATACACATAAAGAAGATTCGTTCATTAAACTCATTAGTACAATTGCAGAACGAGGAGATGTATTAATTTCTCAAATTTTAGAAAAACAAGAAAGAGGCAAAATCATAAACGCAAAAACATTTATTAAAAACGTTTTGAGAACCAATGAAAAAATTCAAAAATACATTCAAAAATACAACAAAGAGAAAAATAATGTGTTTTGTATATTATCATCCAAAATCGGCGTAGATGTAATTCCGATGATTAATGCATATTTGTAAAGTTTCTAAAAACACTTGAATACAAAAATACAAAAAATAAAAAAGGGTTAAAAATAACCCTTTTTTAATTGTAAAACATGGTCGATATTCTATCCCATTTTATGAAAAAATTACCAAAAGATATTATTGACTATATTATTCCATATACATACAAACCGCAAAATTACGATTGTCATCTTTGTATGTAATTTAGAAAACAAATATATTGAAACACAAATTAATATTGCTTGGGGATTATTATTTCCGAGTGAACGTCAATATATAATTGATCATTTTATTTCAAGGAATGGCAATCGATGAGAACCTGTGTTATCTATATATTATATTCAATTTGATTTTGATTTGCACAAGTAATATTGTCTAATCTCTCTTTCATGATATTGATGGTTTCTGATAAATCAAATACCATTTTTTTCAATTCTTCGAAATCATTGTGTTCTGTATTCCATGATACCGATTTTTTACTTTTTTTATTATCATCATTGTTCCCTTTTTTTCCTAAATCTATTGGAATTTCTTCATTGATATTGAGTTTTTTTGGCGGTTGAACAATTGGTCCTTGACCATACATTTTTAATTCAAGTTCTCGTTGTTCCATTTGTTGTCGTATAAGTTCGTCCATATTTGTAATTGCCTCGTCTGATATTTTTTCAGATACAATATCATTGGATGGCGGTAATGGTTTTGCATTCATTGATTCGTATTCTTTTTGTCGATTATTGAATTGGTCATTGTAATAAGATACACGTTCATTACTTCCACTGGTTGATGGTAAGCTTGTATTTCCATAATTTGGCTGAGATAATGAAGTCGGCGTTTGTTTTGGTTGAAACATTTCTTTAAGCGAGTTCACCATGAAAGATATTGTTGCCCGGTTTATGTTTTGCAATTCATCTTTGGTTTTTATTACTTTTGCATTTGGATATTCTTCGTAAAAATGTTGAATCACTGATTTGAACCATTGGGTTTGTCGAGAACCTAGATTGTTGAAAATGGGTGTTTTTTGAATCGTGTTCCATAATAATTTTTGGTTTTCGGGATGAATATATGCCATTGTTTTTTAAATAAATATATGTAGAAATGTCTAAATATATTTTTATTGAAGTATTTTTATTTTTGAAAATTTGTTATGTTTTATCACTCTAATTCATTTTTAATTCATCCACAATACCTTTACTGTTATACCCTTTATTTAGAATATTTATTTTTTTTTCAATAATTTGTATTTTTTTATTTATTTTTTTGAAATCTCCGGTTTTTTTATGACCAAAATATTGACCCTCATCTAGTATTTTAGTGTTAGATAGTTGTTTGATTAGTATTTTAAATATACCATTCAATGATTTCAAATAATTTTCTTTTTTAGATATTAATGTAACGAGTAAATTATTTATTAATGCATTTTTAGCTTGTTTTTCTAATATTTCTTTTGTGTATTCTTTAATTTTTGTATTATTTTTTGACAGTTCTTCTGTTATATATCTAATTATTTTTAAATCTGTATTTTTATTGGATTCTAATTGTTTATTTTTATTAATCAATTCCGTATTTGATTTTGTTTTACTTGTAATATTTTTATTATTACTATTTAAATCGTTTGTTAATTTTGAAATACTATTGTATAATTGTGTTAAATCTTTATCTGATGCTATTATTGTATTATCGATTGTTCCATCGGATTTTTCCATTCCATCGGATATTTTCATTATAACTGCGTCAAATACTGCATTTTCAGCAATTTCTTGTATATCACTCTCAATTTTACCAGTAATAATAATAGATTCAACACTGGATTTCACTACATTTATAGCAGTATTTTTTACATTTTCTTCTATTGATGGTACTTTTATTTTTTCTGATGTTGTTGGTGATACTGTTGGTGATACTGTTGGTACAGATGGTTCCCCAGTAATTGTATAATCTCCATTTTTATATTCAATGGTAATTTCTTTTGTTTTTTCACGATTAGAAGAAAGAACCTTTTTCTTATTGTCTTTTTCTTTTTCGGCTGCTTTTATATATTCAAGCTCATTTTTAAATATTTTAAATAACTCTTCAACCCCAGTAATGCTTTCTGTCATATTGATTCCATTTTTATTGATATTCACAATTTCAAAAAATTTATTAAAATTATCTAATTTGTTTCCATAATATTCAGAGTCCAATAATTTTTTGTAAAAATCAATAAGAATTGATATTTGTTTTCCGGGTTTACCAGCAACAACAGTACTAGCACCAGTACCAGCAGCACCAGGAGCACCAGTGCTACCACTACCAAGACCAATAACAGACTTCACTTTATCAATTGCTGCATTTTTTATCAAATCATCTATTCCTCCTGTTTTAAGACCAATTTCTTCTATAACTTTATCAATTGCAGCTTTTGTTATATCCTTCTCAGGAGATGCGCCTCCTTTGAATAATTTTATTTTTCGTGTTCTATTATTATAGTGTTTATTGTTATATGTTGTCATACTAATATATTATGACAAAATAATGCCGGATTATTCACTGATTAATCAAAATTAAAATATACAAAACGATATTTTTCGACATAGGAATCATGAATTTTTCCACCTTTGAACATTTTTATTTTTTTGGCTAAAGATAATTTGGGCATACCATCCACTTTGGCAGTTAACATTGTAATAATGAAAAACAGAGAATACATTCCACATTCTGTATTGCCCTCTTGATGTTCAACTGGATAATTTTTATAAAATTTCATTTTCATTTTTCTTGGTTTTAAATTATTCACTTGACGAATAATTTCTTTTCGTAAATCATCGATTTCTTCTGGAATATCATTTCCTGCGCTATCATAATAAAATATAAAACGGTCTTTAAAATCAATAAACATAGAAACCCAATGAGAACCTGGTCCATTGTGATCATCTAAATTGAACGTAATACCAATTTTGGTTTTTCCTTGTTTCAATAAATTTTCAACCGAAATTGTACATAATTCTTGCCATACACATTTTCCTCCATGTTCTGGAACACGGGTTGCAAAGTCAATCGGGGTAGGTCCAATAAATTTGAAATTCTTGTATTTATGTTCATATTGTTTCATTACTTTGGAAATATCAATATTGGATAACCATTCATTTTTGTTGCTTTTCCATTCTGGTGGTTGATCCGGTGCAAAAATATAATCATCAATTTGTCTACGTAAATTTGCGTCGGAGATTTCAGATAACCAACAATCTTCTTTTTCACATTTCACTAAACGTTCTCGTAATATATTCCATATTTCTTTTGGTGTATTGGAGACAATTTTTTCTTCTAAACTATGACCCTTATTATATGCATCTTTGATTTTGAATAATACATCTTTTGTAAAACATGTATTTTTATTAATAGTTTTGCCCTTTACGGAAGGACTGCAATTCATTTTTTTCAATGTTTTATTATTATTCATATATTTCGCTTTTCTAGTCTTCGATTTCAATAAATTAAATGGATTTTGTGGGAGAATATTCATAAGGTTCTCTGTTACTACTTAAAATAAATGGATATTTTATTTTTTGTTTTGTTTTTGTTTGATAAACATGTCGAGGGTATAAGCTCCTGCTACCGACGTATAAGACGGAACGTCTACCGAATCATTATTTCTCTTCTTTATTTTTTTACCCCATAGAGAACTTGATGCATAGGATGTATCAATTAATTCTTCATTTTCATTATTTGTACCACTTTCACAATCTCCAAACAATACATCATCGTCATCTTCCAGTTCTTTTTCTTGGGTTGGTTGATAATCTAATTCTTTCATTTCAAAATGATTGATACAAGTTCTCACAAAATGGTCAAAATCTTCATTTATGGTAGTAGTAATTTGTTTTTCTGGATTTTCCATTAATTGTGAGAACATGGACATAATTTTACCCCTATATTTAGATAGTTTGTCTAAATGTTCTCGATGTTGTTTGTATTTTTCCGGATTTGTTTGAGATAAATATTTGTTGTATTGATTCTTGTTTATCAATAGTTCCAAAGTTAGTTTATCAATATCTTCCTGCATATGGTAATATAGATTTTTTTTATAGAAAACAAACAATATCGTTAAAAATAGTATCAAAAATCCTTTTTGATATTATATAAAATGGAATTACAAGGAATAGAATTGGAATCAGAAGAAATTGAAAAAATACCCCATAAAAATAGTTGTTTTTATTCTAGTATTGTTTTCATAACAAATTCCATATTAGCGCTATATTACAATTATTTAGTATATTCACTTTTATTTTTCATTTTAGTTATAACATCGCTAATTGTTCATTCTAACAACAATATATATGCATTGGTGATAGACAAAATCGCAATTTTTGCAATTGCTTTCTACGGAGGATATTTGTTTTTTGAAAAATGCAAACACATCACCACTACAAGCCAAATAATTTTAGCAATTATTACAGTGTACACATTTTTAGCAACTATTTATCTATATTACTATGGTTATATGAACAATACATACTGTTATCATGAAGATAAATGCATTGGTAACTTATATCATTCTTTATTGCACGTAATAGCATCAGTCGGTCACAACATAATAGTTATTTTATAGCTACTACTTATGGTTTTTTCTTAATCGTTCTGTTTTTCTTTTCCATTTTTTCGGCACGTTTTGTTTCTCGTAATCTTTCACGCTCGGCTTTTTTAGCAGCCTTTTCACGTTCCTTTTCTATCTTTTTAACATTTTTTTCGCGTTCTTTTTCTGCTCGTTTAGCTAGTCGTTCTTGTTCTTTGGTCTTCTTTTCATCTTCTTTCAAACGTTTTTTCTCCTCTTTTTGTTGAAATCTTATTTGTTCTTCACGTTCATCAGCTTCCATAGAATCTTTCAAACGTTTTAATTCTTCATTAATAATCGACGAATATTTATTAAATAATTCCTGCAACATTTCATTCTCAATATTTTGAATTATACCCTGTTTTCGCAATGTTTTTCTAACTTGTTTTTCTGCTTTTTTATTTTCTCTTTCATATTGGTTTTCTTCTTTTAGACGTTCTTTCAACGTTTTTCTTAACTGACCCGTTTTCTTTTGCTTCTTTTTTTCAATGGCTTTGCGCGTTTTATTTAATTCGGCAACTTGCTCGGTATTTTCTTTCTCAGCGCGTCGTGTCATTCTATTCATTTTTTTACGTTCATCACGGAGAACCATACGGAGCACATTCTTTTCAAGTGGCGACAAATCGGTTTTCATAAGTTCTCGAATTTGTAATATTTTTTTTTTATATACAAGTAAATTTGTTTTCAAGTTTTCGTGCATTTGTGCAATTCTGGTATCATATTCATTTATTTGTTGGTTTAAATCGACAATGACCGGATGTATTTGTATTGCTTCTTTCAAATCTTCACTGCTTCTTACAGTTTTTCCACATTTGGATTTCAAATTATAATACAAGGAATCTTTGAATTTAGCATATTCTTCTGGATTATTTTCAAGGTTCTCACTAATACCTTTCAAAGTTTCATTTTTATATAAATTTTTATTTTTGATTTCTTCGCGAATACCTTTGATTGTATCACGAATTTGTTTAACTTCTGCTTTTGCTTCTGCTAAAAGTAGTTTAATATTTTGTTTCACAATCTTTTCACAAGATTTTTTATCTTTTCCTTCGTATGTGTCACATGCTGAATTAAGGGCGTTGAATTTAGTCATATCTAAATCGCTTAAATCTCCTTCAAGATTCTTCAAGTTCTCTTTAACTCGTTCTTTTAAATCTACAACATTACTGTCTAAATGATGACGAACATAATTTTTATCAAATCGATTCAATGTTTCCATGTTCTCAACTATTGGTGCGGTAACAAATCGGACAATAGGTTGTGCGAACTGTCGTGCGTCTTTTTCTCGATTCAAATAGCTAATATATCCAGCAATATCGTTCAAATATCTGGTTTCTCCATTTGGTGTAAAACGTCCATGTTCATCTAAATACATAGTAGAAAAATCGGAGAACATTTCCGGCATTTGTTCTTGTGCAGGTTTGCATAAATTAATGAGTTGAATGAGTTCCATTGGGTTCTCGGTAATCGGTGTCGCAGTCATCAACAAAAGTTTCACCGAATCCGCGCCAGAAACTTGGAAAGATTGTTGTATGGATTGTTTTAGCGCATTCATATCTGGGCGTTCTAATGAGGATAAATCACCACCGCCATATAATTTATGCGCTTCATCAATGATAAGGAGGGTTTTTCGCAGCGGGTCGGCTTCGCCATTTTTTTTGACAACGCTCTTATAAAAATTGTTTTGTTTTGATACCATATTACTGAATTGTTTATAGGACATTGGACGGATACTCCATTCTTTGGATAGCATACGCATGCGTTTAGCGTGTTCAGCTGGAAGGGTTACTCCTTTTTTAATTTCTTCTTTGATTTGTTCATTGCATATTTGGTCAAACATATTTTTCCATATATCATTTTTCAAGGTGGTTCGAGTAACCCAGAGTATAGTATATCCTTTTGGTACAAAAGATGTGGTTGCCGCTGCAATTGCGCTGCAAGTTTTTCCCGTACCTACGCTTTGCCATAACAGCATACCTTTGACCGGATTTTCGGGGGTAAAATAATGGCGAATAAAATCTTGGGTGGGGGTATATTTTATACCATGAGATGCACCGCCTTTACATAAGTTCTCCATTTTCACATCATCCCATGAATATTCTCCAAAATTATCACGAATATGTTTACGTAATTGTGAATGTGTCATACGTTTATTGTCAAACGTGAGTTCATCATATTGAGACGGTAAATTCAATATAGGTAAATCGCGGCGAACAATCAATTTAGGACCGCCGCCCAAAGTGGGTTCTGATTCATTACTTTTAGTTGTATTCTCTTTATTTTCTGGTGTAGTAGTCAATGAAGATCTAATAGTAGATAACACTGAATTACCAATAGAAGCAGCTCTGGATAAAAATGAAGGGTTTTCACTATTCAATGTACTAACACTTGTTGGCGGTTTCATTGTATTTTCAGGTTCAGGACTAACACTTGTTGGCGGTTTCATTGTATTTTCAGGTTCAGGACTAACACTTGTTGGTGCTTTCATTGTATTTTCAGGTTCAGGACTAACACTTGTTGGTGCTTTCATTGTATTTTCAGGTTCAGGGTTAACACTTGTTGGCGCTTCGATTTTAGGAGTAACCGGATTACTTTCAATTGGACTCACTATATTTGTTTCAGGTACAATAGGACTTTCACTACCAAGTGAAGTTACAGTTGAGCGTAAAGAAGTTACTATTGGCTTTTTTACAGGAGTAGACTTCGTTGAAACTGATGATTCTTCTTCGCCTCTTGCAATAGAAAAATTGTGTATATTTTTATTTAATTCATAATCGACGGAACCAAATATAGTAGCTCTTTCCAAATCATGGGTAAATTCAATAAGACGAACATCAATATTCAATGCTTTCAAATATAAATCGAAAGCGGTAGAAGAATTCGCCATATATTTGCGTATTGGTTCTGGCATATCAACATCATAAATAAATACATGCAATGGCCACCCGCGGGTTGGATGAAATTCCAATCCTTTTTGGCCACAAGTGCGCGTTCCGCGCCCGATGACTTGTTTTTGGTCAGCAGAAGTGACTTGGGGTTCAAAAATATGAATATATTTGATATCAAAAAGGTCGATACCTTCTTTGAATCCACTGTCCATGACAATAATTCGTGCAAGTTCTCCATTTACATTTTCAGGACGTTGGTTCATTTTTTGTAATATTGCTTTTTTCTGTTTAACACTAATTGATTGATCATAAACACCTATGGATGCCAATAAATAAAAGTTGTTGCCGGGTGTTTTTGCGAGTTCTTCGTCTGCTAATAATTCGATTTTTCCATATTGTTTTGGTTTAGTAGGAGCACCTCCACTTACATTTGCGGGTTCTTGTACAGCGGGTTCTTGTACAACAGGCACTTGTACAGCGGGTCCTGCGTTTTTTAGAGGAGCATTATATCCAAGTTTAAATCCTTTTGCAATAAGTGCGCCAGCAATGAGTTTAGCACCAAAACTACTGGATTTAATATCAGAAAAAATGAAATGTTTGAATAATTTTCCATGTTTTTTCATATCACTTTTATCTAAACTTTCTATTTTTGAAAGAAGGGCATTTAATTTAGGAGAATGTGTAGGTATTGATTCTAATAACTTTTGAGGGTTGAATGCAGGTGTATCAAACTTATATTCGACAGAAGATTTGCTCCAATTAGAGCGTTTGCGAACACACTCTGCATCAAAAATTACATTAACATTTTGAGACGTTAATCTTTCTAATTCTGCGATGTCATGTATATGTTCCAAATTTTCTAAATATACTGGACTTTCATCTGAAATGGAATTATCCATGTTACTGTTATCTTTATTGGAATCTATATCTGAATTTGTAGAACTCATAAATATAGTACAATAATTAATATATAATATGAATCGAAAATATATTTCTATTATATATTATACAAAACAATATGTCGAATAATACAAGTTTAGGAGGAGGATATCAAGGTATCTCGCCAGTTCAAACAATCAATAATTACAAGAGTAGTGAGCAAGTTATGATGCGTCGTGTAGTCCGTTATGGTTGGAATACACAATATGCAACTGGAAGTATGAATGGAATGAGACGAGCAATCGGTCCATTCCGTGCAGTTAATGGTTTAGGAGATTTTCTATCAAGAAAAAACGTTGCATGTGGAGGACCTGCCGAAGTTCATAAATCAACTGTTATTACAAATCGTGGATTACGTCATGCAATTCAAACCTGCGATACAACTGGAATACCTGTAACATCCGCCAATGTTAAATTCGTTCCAGATTCTTCTGATTATACAAAATTCCGAAAATTACGCGCAGTAAACCGTAATTACAATGATGTATCAAATGGTGGTTATCAAAACTCATCATACAGTGCTATTATGCATGTTCGCCGATTTTAGATAGTAAAGTCATATTACACAATAAATATAATGTAATATGAATATATATTAAAATGTTCTCGATGCCTGGATTAAGATATAACAAAACAATAAGTAATAATGGTACATTAACAACTATTAAAGCAATGCCACAAAAGGACATTACATCAGATGGAACAACTACATTTGCTTTAAATCGACAGATTTATATGGAAACATTTCAACCTTCTACTATAACAAACGCTCAAAAAAATAAAAAGAAATTTTATGGAAATCGTGATGCATCACAAGTAGTTGCGAATAGAAGAACCGACCAAATCGCAAACGGTTCATTGAATAGTGGCGCTGCGCCCATCTCATTTACTACTGTAACCGATAGAAATGTAGAAAGACAAGCATTGCACAGAATGCGTAGTGGAGGTTCATCCGTTCCTGCCAAAGTAACAAATAAAAATATAAAAAATGCTCCGGTTTTTCATTAAAATATTTATATAATTAATTTTCAAAACTATATAAAAAATTTATTTTACATTATAAAATGAAAATATTTTGTATTGGAAATTCACATGTAAATATATTCAAAGGTATTGATGAAATATTTGGAAATGATATGATTGACATGTTTGTGACAATGCATCTTGGTGCAACAATTGCGTATAATTTTTATGAACATCATTATCCAACCGTTATAGAATATTTGTCATCTACAAATATCAACATAAAAGAAGACTATGTTATGTTAGTTGTTGGCGAAGTTGATTGTAGATGGCATTTACCAAAACAAGCAGAAATTCAAAATAAAAACGTAGAAGATTTGGTAGAAGAATGTATAAATAGATATTTTAGATGTTATTTAGATTTGATTGATAGAGGATATAAAGTTATTGTTTGGGCAGGTCATCCAAGTACAACAGAAGGGCACGATGAAGAAATAAGCAAGCCAGTTTATAGTACTTGTGAATATAGAAATGCAATTAGTTTATATTGGAATAATTATTTGAAAAAAGTCAGTGAAGAAAATAATGTTCCATTTTTATCCATAATAAAATATTTAATTGATAATAATAATTTAACAAAAATGGAATATTTTATAGATTATTGTCATTTAAGGTCATCAATGGTTATGCCATTTGTTTATAAAGAATTGAAATACATATTAGACATCGATATATGAAAGTTGTAGATATCTTAATCAAATTTATAAAAAAATATTTGTAGAATATATAAATACATAATGTACAACTATTTAGTCGAATTTTTAGGAGCTTTGTTTTTTATTTATGTAATTTTAGCAACAGGAAATCCATTAGCTATTGGCGCAGCATTAGCACTCGTCATTTTATTAACCTCTAGTATTTCAGGCGGACATATCAATCCTGCTGTTACAATTACAATGGCCGCCGCAGGTAAATTACCAAGTGTAGAAGTCATTCCTTATTGTTTATCACAAATTTTCGGTGGATTAGTCGCACTTGAATTATACAAGCGTTACAAACTGTAATACAATTTTATATCATAAAAATAGTAAAAACTAAACCGTAAAATATTTAGCTATATAATATATATTATATATTATATATTATATAAATGTCAAAAGGGGGATACTATTCCATGCGCAAAAAATCACCAAAATCGATTCGAAAAACTAAAAAAATGTATAAAATGAAAACACCAAAAATGAAAACCACCAGAAAATCACGACGAATGAGGAAATCCAACAAATATTGGTAAACATCCATCATTTTTTTACATACAAATAACGGAATAATATATACAAACCGACTGCTGATAACGAACCTATATAAAATTGTGTAATATAATCATTTTTTTCGTTTGGTTTTTTAAAATTACTTTTTGAAAGTTCTGGAATTTCATTATCATTTTCTTTGTTGTATTTATCTTCAACAAGTGATAAAAAATGAGTGTTATTTATACTATTTGTTAAAATAGGCGTAGTTTCGATAATAGTTTGTTTTTCATTATTGGTATAACATGGTGTATAATTTATATTATTTTTTTTATATGAAACTGCTTTCAACCCAATTGTTTCATTTTTATTCACAATTTTAGTGTCGGATGGTGTATATTTGTTAAAATCCATGTATATTACATAACAATATTTTTATTTGATTTATTCTAAATTAAATAAACATAAAGTTAACATATTATCTTTCTATAACGATTAGTGAAAATGTGTGGTATCTTTTCTTTGCTAAATTACGAAACTGAATATACAAACAATTTCATAGAAACCCAATTCAAGAAAGGCCAAAAAAGAGGACCAGAATATTCCACTTTATCCAAAGTCGGAATTAAAGTGATGTATGGATTTCATCGTTTAGCAATCAATGGATTAAATAGTGCATCAAACCAACCATTAATTCAGGACGATATATTGTTGATTTGCAATGGTGAAATATACAATTACAAAGAATTATATGCTTTGATGGGTATAGTACCAAAAACGGATTCAGATTGTGAAGTTATTATCCATTTGTACAAAAAATACGGTATAGAACATACGCTACAATTATTAGATGGCGTGTTTTCGTTTATTTTATTGGACCAAAGTGTATATACAAATGATTCGCATCTATATATTGCACGAGACCCTTATGGAGTACGTCCGTTGTACATTATGCATAATACACATGAATCTGTTGAAAATGAAAATTGTATTGGATTTGCATCCGAATTAAAAGTGCTATCCGAATTTGTAAACACTTCCAAGAAACCATACACAATAGAACATTTTTCACCGGGAACATATTCTGTATACAAATTACCAACCACTGTATCAACCTATTGGAGATTAGAAAATAAAAATATAAAATACCATACAACCAGTTTTTCATACCCAACTACCAAAAGTATTTCAAGTGAAATAACAAAATCAGTATTGAATATACAAAACTATTTAATCAATGCAGTAGAAAAACGTTGTATTACAACGGAACGTCCAATTGCATGTCTATTATCTGGTGGATTAGATAGTAGTTTAATAGCAGCATTAGTCAATAATTATCAAAAAAAGAACGGATTACAGGCAATTGAAACATATAGTATTGGTTTGGTGGGGTCAGAAGATTTACGTTGCGCTAAAATAGTAGCGGAATATATTGGAAGTAATCATACTGAAATATTGTTAGAAGAATCGGATTTTGTCAACGCAATTCCCGATGTAATACATGCAATTGAATCATATGATACAACCAGTGTACGAGCAAGTATAGGTAACTATTTATTAGGTAAATATATTTCACAGAACAGTGATGCAAAAGTAATTTTCAATGGTGATGGTTCGGATGAATTGTGTGGTGGATATTTATATATGGGTCTAGCATCAGATGTATTGGAATTTGATAAAGAATGTCGTAGGCTATTGAAAGATATTCATGCATTTGATGTATTACGTTCAGATAAATGTATTTCATCCCATGGATTAGAACCAAGAACACCATTTTTGGATAGAAGTTGGGTACAATATTATTTATCCATACCAGCACATATTCGATTTAATACAAACAAAAGATGTGAGAAATTTTTAGTAAGACAAGCATTTGATTATTTGTATTTTTCGAATAGCGTAGGAAAACCGCTATTACCAAAAGAAATATTATGGCGAAGAAAAGAAGCATTTAGTGATGGAGTAAGTGACCAATCGCGTTCATTATATGAAATATTACAAGAATATGCGATGGAACAAATGAAAGATGTAGAAAAAAAAGAATATGCTGAAAACACACCGACCACGGCCGAACAAGCATATTATAGAAAATTATTTGAAGATTTTTATCCGGGACATGGTAAAATAGTCCCTTATTTTTGGATGCCGAAATATGTGGATGCAACAGATGCAAGCGCACGAACATTGGATATATACAATATATCGCGTGAGATTCCTATATAGGAACAATTTTCCCGAACTTTTTAGTTTTTACTGGGTGATTGTTTTGTAAATCATTTATAACGACATACAACATGATCGCGATAATTGCAAAGATGAATTGTTTGAAAATAATGATAAACCAATTTTTATCATTATTTATATTGGTAAATGACTCCATAGTATAGTATTGCGATTTACACATTTCAACAATACTATATATTACGTATACGGAAAGAATAAAAGCGATTATATTTATTAAGCTGAATATCATTCTATTTTCAATACAAAATATTATATTATTTCAAGTAAAATCAATTTTATACATGTTTTTCTAAAAATCGGCACTAAATTCAAAGACATTGGAATCACATGTCTTATTTGCCAAAGCGTATTCTGCATTTGTTCTTTCGAAAAAATTAACTTTGGATTCAATACTAATTAATTCCATGAAATCGAATGGATTGGATGCATTGTATACTTTATCATATCCTAATTGAAGAATAAGACGGTCTGCTACAAATTCAATATACTGGGTCATTAATTTATGATTCATACCAATCATTCTACATGGAATTGCCTCTGTAATGAATTCCTTTTCGATTTCGACAGCTTCTTGTATGATTTCATAAATACGCTTTTTGTTCAATTTCTTTACTAATTTACTATATAATAGAATTGCAAATTCTGTATGTAATGCTTCGTCTCGTGAGATTAATTCGTTTGTAAATGTGAGACCTGGCATAAGACCACGTTTCTTAATCCAATAAATAGATGCAAAACTTGATGAAAAGAAAATACCCTCGATTGCAGCAAATGCAACCAAACGTGATGCAAATGAACTACGATTATCATTGATCCATTTTTTTGCCCAATCAGCTTTTTTTGCAATACAAGGGTAATATTTGGTGGCTTGGAATAATTTTGTTTTTTCGGCGGAATCTTTTATATACGTGTCAATCAGTAATGAATATTGTTCATTATGTATTGATTCGATTGCAATTTGGAATCCGTAAAATGCGCGAGCTTCGGATAATTGAACATCACTCATAAAACGCGATGCCAAATTTTCGGTAACAAGCCCGTCAGATGCCGCAAAAAAAGCAAGTACCATAGAAATAAAATGTTTTTCATCGGCATTCAGTTTATCCCAATCACCAAGGTCTTTGGATAAATCACACTCTTCTGGTCGCCAAAAACAATCAACTTGGCGTTTATACATATTCCATATATCATTGTCTTGAATTGGAAACATTACATAGCGACTATCGTCTTGTTTTAACAGCGGTTCAACAAATGGTATATGTGGCGATACCTCGGACATTCTTCCTAAATAATATACTCGTTAGATTTTTATACCGTTTTATAAATGTATTTGTGAGTTACAAATTACAGTTTGTAATTACACAAATCAGCTGCATTATCCAAATGTACAAAATATATTTTCCATAATAAAACTATATTTATAATATAACATCATAATAGCAGTCGTCGTCACACAATACTGAAAAATATCAAATGCGAATATAATGAAAAAATAAAATAAAAGGGTATTATAAAATGGATGCATCTAATTTAGAGAATTCCAGGGAAATTCTTGGAGAATTAAAAAAAGAAGAAAAGAAACGTGGACGCAAGGCAAAAAAACAAAACGAAAAAGAATTAATCAATGAATATTATTCTGAAATTGAGAAAGACAAGCAATATTCTAATCAGAAGAAAATATATGAGAACATGAATTACATGTCAAAACAAGACAAACTGCAATTTGAATCGAAATTCACAAAACCAAAAAACAAACACCAAGAGCAATTTGTTTCCAAATTAAAGAACAAAGAAAAGAAAATCGTCGTAGTAACTGGTCCTGCTGGAACTGGTAAAACTCTACTTGCAACCGAACATGGTATTCGCTATTTTTTATTAGGTGTATATGACAAGCTAATTTTTACCCGTCCATCTGTTTCAGTCGATGAAGAATTAGGATTTTTACCGGGAACATTGGAAGAAAAAATGGCACCTTGGGTAAGACCAATATATGATGTATTGTATAATTTTATAACACCAAAAGAAGTTCAATATTTAATGGAGGAAAAAATAATCGAAATTGCTCCACTTGGATATATGAGAGGAAGAACATTCAAAAATTCATGGATAGTAGCCGATGAAATGCAAAACTCAACAATATCACAAATGAAAATGTTATTAACCAGATTAGGCGAGAACAGTCGATTAGTAATTACCGGAGATTTAGAACAATTTGACCGTAATCACGAATTCAATGGTTTAGACGATTTTTTGAACAAATTCAAGGGAAAACGCTCGTCAAGTATATCCAGTTTTGAATTTTCAAGAAACGATATTCAGCGTGAAGAAGTAGTAAAAGAAGTATTGGATATTTATTCAGGAGATATACCGTCAACATACGAATTGGATAAAGATATTGATACCGATGAAAATGATTTAGGTAATTTATGAATATACATACCAATAAAACAAAAATAATATAGTAATTAATTATATAATGGCATTCAAAAATAAACTTGGTACATTTGTAAACAAAATGCAAAATAAATTATTTAAAAATGTAAGTAGTATTAGTACATCAAACGGTATATTACATAACAAAGTATTGTTGTACGTAGTTTTTATATTTGCACTATTGAATCTATTTCTTTTTGCCAATACAGGTAATTACACATCTGTTGTAGTATTTTTATTGATTGGATTTCTTACTTCGTTTTTTAGTAAAAATATGTTAGTTATTTTACTACTTTCATTGATTTTGACAAATATATTGAAATATGGTTCATCATTAAGTGAAGGGTTTGAAGAAGGTGCAAAAGATAAAGGCGAAGATGACGAAGGGTTCGAAGAAGGTGCAAAAGATAAAAGCGAAGATGACGAAGGGTTCGAAGAAGGCGCAAAAGATAAAGGCGAAGATGATGAGGAACAAAATCAAAAAAAGAAGAAAAAAGGTATAGACGACGAAGGGTTTGAAGAAGGTGCAAAAGGAGAAAAAGAAGGTGACGATAAAGAAGGTTTAGAAGATTTGAAAGAATATGCAGAAAAGTTATTAAACACTATATCAGGATTAAATAAACAAATCGACAAATTTTCAAAAATGAGTTAAATAAAAATTATTGAAAAATGATATCTAATAATTATATAATATAGATTTATTAGATATGGGAGGAGATCCATTCAAAGAAATAGGTGATTTTTTTAAAAAAATTGGCGGTATTTTCAAAGAAATTGAGAAATTTTTTGTAAAAATTGGTAATGCATTTAAAGCAATTGGTACATTTTTTACTTTTATTGGTGATGTATTCAAATCTATTTTCAGTTATATTACTTGTGGATTCAAAATGATAATAACGTTACCAGTATGTTTCAAATGGTATTCATTGGAAATTTTAGGAAAAACAATATATGCTCCTATTGGTTTTTTATTTTATGTAACTGGTCTAACATTTGTTGAAAATATGATTTGGGATTTAATACAACAAATTGATTGTTTCATGTTATCCATATTTGGAAGTAATCTAACTACTACATGGGAGGGCGCGACAAAACAATGTTATTCTTGTAAAATAATACCTATTCCAAAGTTTCCAAAAATAAATTTATAATATATATAAAATATATAAAATGGCGAAAAAATGTTTACCTGGGGTAGTATGTATCGAAAATATGACGTTAGTAATAATATTGGTTTTATTGATTATCATTGGTTATATGTATTATATTTATATTACAAAATCAATTGAGAAACCTACATCCAACGTAGTTGTACTATCACCACCTAATCCTCCACCAATTACGTTGAATGGTATTTCAACTCGTTCTGACACAATGAGTGACCCATATAATCCACCATTAAGAAATGATGGTTATTATTTCCCGCGTGATTCCGCCGATGTTCGCGGAATACCAATTAATATCAAAACCCGTGGTACCGGTATGGATTATACTCAAATCGGTATTTTGACACGTCCAAATGTTAGAAATTCACATAATGGTGAAATGATTTTACCGTTAATGGGTCGCAGATTGATGAACGGACGTGATAAATGGCAATATTACACAATTTCGAATACTGGTAATATGAATACAAAATTACCAGTAAGTTTGAAAGGTAAGAGTTGCACCGGAGAATATGGATGTGATGAAATCAATAATAATGATACCGTCTATGTAGAAGGATATAATGATACGTTTGTTGCCACTATTTATGAGAACAGCACATTTTCATATATTCCGTATATTTAAAGCAATATATTTAGGAAATAGAAGTCAAAAATATGATGTTTTATAAATAATTATATAATATTATATTATTATATAATGAGTTTTAATATAAGTGATTCTTCCAGATTTGCGAAGGATAAAAGTCTACTATGTGATTATTATGATTGCTCTATATATTTTAATCAATATGAACGAACCCCCAATAATGGTGGTTGTGTAAAAATACCATATTTTACACCCGAAAATGTAGTCAAACCAAATGGATTATTTATATCAAGTGAACCTACTAAAAAATATATGTCAAGTTCTTTACAGATTTATAAAAAAACACATGATATTGGCGGGATTGATTATGATGGTGAATTAGTAATAGAAAATAAACAAATTACAAATGGAGATAGTAAATTGTTTGTATGTTTTCCATTAAAAACAATGAATATACAACCAAATGAAATCGATAAAATTATTACTAAATCGGAAAAAAGTAACTCAAATGAATTAAAAATGAATGTTAATGTGAATAGTATGTTCAATAAATTACAAAAATATATTTTTTACAAAAGTGATAATGATATTGTAGTTGTATTTACTGAACCAATTAACGTATATACTATGTTTGATAAATTTGTACCATGTAATTTATTCTCTTCATACAATAATAGCTATAACATTTTACAAAATGTTCCAGGAAAAGACCAATTTCAAAGTATAACAGAAGGATTTGTAGAAGGGATTGATTCCGGTGAAATGGATTGCACCCCGATTGATGTTACAACAAATCAACCACTTACAGATCTTCCAACAATAGTAGGTTTGAATAGTGGTAGTGATTCTCAAAATAAAACAATTAATTTATTATTTGCAATGATAATGTTTGTTATTATATTATCCGTTTCAATAGTTGGTGGTCCGCCATTATATAAATACGTTTTCAAGACTAGGATTGAAGATACTAATTTGAAATTTACTTTTTTATTTGTACTATTTTATTTATGTTGGAGTTTTTTAGGTATGACCATTGGTGGCTTTATTATAAAAGATGGTGCTACAAGTTTAGCAGGTATATTTTTTACAGTATTAATAGGAATATCAGGTATTATTTCGTACCTGGTTTTAAGTACAGATACAGATTTTGCAGATTATTCTTTTTTTGGAACAAAGAGCGAGGAAATCAAAGAAACGTTTATATGGCTGCTGTTTGAAAACGGATGGCTATTTAAATATTTCGGAGATTTTTTTTCTTTGTTTTCTAATCCTTCTTCTAAATACTTTTATGGTCATATTGTAGCTGGAATATCAATAATAATATCTAGTATCTTTCTTGGTCTTGTAACAAACAAAAAGAATAAAGATAAAAGTAAAAGAAATCTGGCAGGTCAGAAAGATGAAGCAAAAAGAAAAAATTTTGCAATAGCAATGATTAGCGTGTTTGGTTTGTTTTCTGCAATCTTCATAGTTGGCCCTTTTGTGGGTTTTATTACAGGACAATAAAATATCAAATCAACTACGATTTGATATTTTATTTTACACGATTAATAAATTATACTGTAAACAATTTAGAATAAAGAAGCGCCGCCGACTTTGTCAGCAACTGGCTTGAAACTACTTTCAGTAAACATAGTTGGTGGACTTTGTCCAAGTGGTGCGCGCATAGCAACAACTTCTTCTTCTAATGATTTCTGTTCAGGTGGATTCATGGCTTTCATTTCTGCTTGTCGCTTAGGTTCTGATGGAGTGTATTGCATAATAGCAACGCGACCAGTTACAGCCGAACTGCGGCGTAACATTTCATATGCAACAAAAACAAACAAAATACCTAAAACAGGATTTGTATATAAGAACAAATAAACAGTAATACAAAAGATGATTGCCATACCTAGTGCAGAATCAAGATATTGTGCAATTTCAAAAGGGGCTTCAATTGGAAATACAATGTATATGATAAACACAAAAAGCCATACCATTTCATAAATACTGAATGATTTCAACGATGCTGGTAAAGATAGTTTCATTATATAATGTAGATTTATATTTTTTTATCATATCGTTTCCCAAAAATTGATTGTATATTCCTAAAATCCGAAACATCAACAAAACAAATATAGAACTTTATTATGAATTATAGAAAATTTTATGCTAAAAAACCGAAATCGGCTAAATCTGATAATCAAACACATATTGTTTCATTCAATGAAGAATATAAAAATACTATCTGTAATTCTGCATATTTAGGAAAAAAAGGATATACTATACCAAAACAAGCATTGAAAGAAGATGACTTGGCATTCTTATACAAAGATTTGACAGTAAAACCGGTTGTATTTGGTCCCGGTGCGGCTGCACCAGAAACCGAATTTGCTGTGTATCGTGAAAATGCAAATAAAATATACATACCACGATTTTATGGAATACAACGTTATGGATTACCTGCAAAAACCGAGATTGAATGCGGTGATGATATTGATATTCCATTTGTGAAACCATTACGTGATTATCAGGAAGAAATTATAAAAATATATATGGATTATGTGAATAAGGATATTTGTAAAAATGTACATGGTAACGGTGGTGTATTGGAGGTTCCAACCGGTAAAGGAAAGACCGTAATGGGACTAAAAATCATATCCAATCTCAAAAAAAAGGCATTGATAATAGTTCATAAAGAATTCTTGATGAATCAATGGATAGAACGTATAGAAGAATTCTTACCGACGGCGCGGGTCGGAAAAATACAGGGGCCTACATTTGATATACACGAAAAAGACATTGTAATTGGTATGATACAAACCATTTATGATAAAGAATATCCAGTGGATGCATTTTCATCATTTGGAATAACATTGGTAGATGAAGTACATCGTATTGGTAGCGAACAATTTTCAAAAACCTTATTGAAAACAATTACGCCATATATGTTGGGTATATCCGCCACGGTAGATAGAAAAGACCAATTAACAAAGGTGTTGTTCATGTTTATTGGTGAAAAAATATATAGTCAAAAAACGAATATAGGAGATGAAGTAAGTGTACGCGCTATAAATTATATATCACGCGACTCCACATTCAATGAAGTCGAATATGATTTTCGCGGAAGTCCAAAATACAGTACCATGATTTCAAAATTGTGCGAGTTCGGACCACGGAGCGATTTCATAGTTAGCGTTATTGGTGATTTAATCCAGGAAAATCCTGACAATCAAATAATGATATTATGTCATAATCGGTCATTATTGACCTATTTACGTGATGCAATTGAACATAAGAAAATTGCATCAGTAGGATATTATTTAGGGGGTATGAAACAACACGATTTGAAAGAAACCGAAGGAAAACAAATTGTATTGGCGACTTATGCAATGGCAGCCGAAGCTTTGGATATAAAAACATTATCCACGCTAGTGATGGTTACGCCTAAAACGGATATAACCCAATCAGTCGGTCGTATATTACGCGTAAAACATGATAATCCGATTATAGTGGATATTGTAGATTCTCATGATTTGTTTCAAAATCAGTGGAAGCAGCGCCGTGTGTTTTATAAAAAGGCAAATTATCGTATTCGCCAAATCGATAGCAATAAATATACGAATATGTGTTTAGATTGGGATAACGATAAAACGTGGACGCATGTTTTTGAACCGAAAAAAATGAACGAAGAAACGCCTAAATGTTCAGAAGACGCCCCGATTCGTAAATGTTTGATTTCGTTGGATAATTTAGAAAATTAGAATCCAAGCATAGGAAACATTTTCTTGCATGTTTTCTTGGATTTTCTGGATTTTTTAGCGGATTTTCTGGATTTCTTAGCGGATTTCTTGGATTTTTTGGATTTTTTGGATTTTTTTCCACCAATGGTCTTTGAACCATATTGATAAGAAGAACCACTTAATCCAGTAACATATGGTTGTAATAAAACACCAGTAGTTGAATTTTCAAGAGATACACCTCCCATTATATAGTATATTCATATAAAAAATATAAAAATATCATTATTGTATAGAATAAATGTCTAAAAAGCAAGATAGAAAAGGATATACTAAACGTTTATACGAACAACATTTGGAAAGGTTAAAAAATATGAAACCAACTGTCGATAATAGAGAACCGAAACATTTACCTTATTCCAAAAAATGGGAAAATGAGTATAATCGAAAAATAGATAAAATAAATGATTTTAATACAAAATTGGTATATCGCCTAATAAACAAAACATCATGTATTGACAATCAACTAGATAGACGTATGAAAGAAGTATTAGATTTCAAACGTCAAATGGTGATAAATAAACGCAGGATGGAAATGGAAAAAATAGTGAGCGAAAACATAATATTGCTAAATAGGTTGAAAAATATTGAACCAACGCTAAAAAATTGAATTTATTTTTCATTTCTATGCAAAAAATAAACAAATAAATGAAAACATCCAAAGTGAAACAAAAGTTACGCAATTCAATTGAAGCCTCTAAAATAGAAATATACACTAAAAAATCGGAAGAAATATATCATTTAATTTTAGAAAAACTTTGTACTAAAATTAAATCGGAAAAAGAAATAGATACAATTACTGTATACCACATGGAATCATTATACCGAGACAATACTTATGATAAATATGAATATATGTTTGCAAATGTAGAATAGAATTCTATTTGTAACTTTTCTTCAAGGTTTTTGGTCGTTTCCCATATTTACAATGTTGGCGTTGTGAAAATCCTTTCGGTTTTTTGCAGTTAATACTTCTTTTGTATTTTAACGACCATTTTTTTCTTCGCGTATTGTTTTTTGTTGTATTCATTGTATTATATATATTGAAAAATAAAATAAATACAACATTTTTTGTAATAATATAAAAATAAATGGAGAACAACGAGAACAAAGAAAAAATCGCGGATTTATCTGCATTTAGAAAAATAATTCACAATATAAGAAATATGTTAGAATTGACAGAAAATGAAAAAGAATTTATAAAATCCGCAAATGAAGGTGAAAAAATGGAAATTATATTAGAATATAATAGAGTCTTACAACTTTTAGTGAGAAGCATGTATGAATGTATGTAATTTTATGAAAAATATTTTATTATATACAAATATTATATAATGAAAATAAATAATATAAGTCATATAGGTGATATACTTGCAATTCCGTTTTTTGCTTTGTTGTGTTTGTATTTTTACAGAATAGAGAACAAAACGCCAATGGAATATATATTGTTATTATTTAGCGCAGGAGGATTTGTATTAGATATATTATTCACTTATCTTTATCTATTTCGTAACAAATCTATCAGTTGAAAATATTTGCCAATTTATTAATGTGAATTACCATAGACCCATTTGGCATAACGCGTTTTGGAATCCATTTTTTGAATTTAGTACTAAAAATACATTCGATTAATAATGTTTTATTAATATCTACATATCTATCTTCGGCAACATTTTCAAAATCATCATCATCGTCACTTTCTTCAATATAGTCCAAATTTTTATTTTCACGAATGTTTCGGAACAATCCATTCATGAAAATACTTGTTTTATAATCTGGTATACATGCAACATTATAGTATACCAATGATTTGTTTTTACCAAATGCAAATAGATGATATATATCAAATTGTATGTCTGCAATTACGTGAAATGTGGTTGGATATTTATATTGAGGTTTCGAAAAATCGATCACGGGTTTACAAACAAATGGAGTTTGTTTTGTATCGATTTCTTTTTGGACATTAGTGTTGGTATTTATTTTTCGCGTTAAAGAAATATTCAAATAAGGTGCAACGTGTGAAAGCATTCTATATTGCAAATGGTGAATGGTATATCCGATATCAGCGCTAATTTTTTCAGGAATATTGATATTACATTCAAAATCGCTACACTGATAATTATACCATAATGATGGTAGTGCAAATACCAAACCATTTTTGTGTGTGAATCGTTGAACAATTTGATTTTTCATGAAATCATGCAAATATCCTAGTTTTTCGCTAAATAAAAAGGAACCAATGGAAATTCCCTTGTATGAAAAAATATCTTCAATAACAAAGAATTTCTTTTCATCGGCAGGGTCGGCATTTTCCAAAATAGTTCCATATAAAACAGTCCCTAATGATAGACAAGGCTGAAATATCGTATTAATTCGTGTAATTTTACTCACTTTTTTATCGCGATTCAATTCCATTAAATAACACACATCCATATTTTTATAAAAGGTGAACCATGCGAAAAATTTCTTTCCCGCAGGTATCGCCAAAGTAATATTATAATTAAGGGAAACTTTCTTATGTGAAATTGTTTCATAGGAAAGTTCAAATTGTGGAAAACGTTTCATAATATTTTGACATTGAATAGCAGTGAGCTCCATTACGCTTTTATATGTATAAATAAAAATGTTTTTATATCTATTTAATAAATATTTTATTACATCAAACCAATTTTACGCTTTGATTCAATTGTCGCTTTACTCATTGCAACTCCAAATACCAAAATTTTTGCTAAATTTTCATCTCTATCAAAACGTAAATTCAACATAATTTGTCTCATCTTTTCATAATATTGTTCATTATGCTCAATTACTTCGGAACTCTTTTCATAGGAAATTATTCTTTCAATTTGAGTTGGTGGCATTTTTTTACCTTTAAGTTCTCGTTTAACTGTCTTTTTAGCGGTTTTTCTTGCTTTTCGACTACTCTTTGATTTGGTACTACTACTCCTTGATTTTGAACTTCTACTACTTCTACTTTTACTACTAGTGCCCGAGGCTATTCTTGGCATGTTATTCGTATATATTATAATACAGACATTTCTTGTTCTAAATAAGAATCAAGCTCATTTTGCATATTTTCGCTATTAAAACTAAACATGTTCTCATCCTCGTTGTTTTTTTTGTTGATCATTTCATCTAAAATTGTTTTATATTTCTCAGTTTGAGTTTTTACTAAATCTTTTGTTTTCTTGGTAGTGTAGGTATCTTTTAAATAATTGAATAAATAATGGATAAGAATAATTATAATAATGGACATAATGATATTTTGAAAAAGCCATAGCATTAGTTGTTTATGTTCTCAAATATCTATATGTTTTTAGATAGATTTGATATGAATAATAATTACGTAGAAACAAAAACATTTTTTGAAAATACTTAAATAGATATTCCTAAATATTTTAGACAAAGAATGCCGGCTATTATAATTATTGAAAAATTAGGTTCACTTAAACAAGTTAATTTCAAAAATTATGACGAAAATGAATTATACAAAAAAGCGGGTTTCAAGTCCGCCGAAGGATTTAAATGTCATACTTCATGGAGTATCGATATGGATTCTAAGAAATACACAATAAGCGTATATGGTAAGACTACTGGAAAAGCAAATCAAGAAAACAAATACGAATTTCCTCCACCGATTGACAATACATTGTTTTTTGGAAATTGTGTCGTTGTAAAAAAAATGGAATCGCATCCAAATGAAGTAGTCGATTTATCTGAATCTGCTTGGAATGAAATATATGAAACATTGTATGGTGGTTTTGAAGATTTAGGTGATGAAGATTCGGAAGATGAACACGATGATGAAGATGATGATATTCCAACAACAAAAACCGGCTATGCAAAAGATGGGTTTGTAGTTGACGACGATGAAGACGACGAAGACGACGACGACGATGAAGATGATGACGAAGAAGAAATTATTGTAAAACCAAAATCGAAACGTGTAACTAAATCTAAAAAAAACAGTGCAATAAAAAGCGTATTTGATTTAAAACCAATCGAAAATGTGGTAATTGAAAATTATTTAGATTGTACAAGTGAATTGGTTGAAGAAGAATATGTATAATTATATTATATAGATGGTAAATACAAATCTGTATAATACTTTGTTCGGGAAAAATCAAAAAGGGGGAAATTTAGTATCTTTTGGAAAAAACAAGAATTTTTTCAAATTACTGGATGAAAAAAAAGGGTTTCTAATGATGGTATTTGCGAATTTGATAGTTCAATTGGGAATAACGTATTATGTAATGGAAAATTCAAAAAATGAAAAAGAAAAATTGGACATAAAAATGTGGATAGTTTTCGTCATAGGTTTATTTGCATTGATATTTATAATATCATTGGACTTGCCATTATGGTTGAAAACAATCATATTTACTATTTTTTCATCACTCATTGGATACATATTGTCATTTTTACGAAATAGAGTCGACCCTACAATCATCAAAACGGCTATATTTGGAACAATGGGGATATTTGGTAGCATGTTCTCATTTGGATTAATTATGATTTTATGTGGAGTGGAACTTACTCAGCGTTTTGGTGGATGGTTATTATTAATACTACTGTTATATATTATTGTGAAAATTGTAACCATGTTTATGGGTAATTATTCAAATTTTGTAAAAGGATTTCTCGTTTTCGGATTGGCTTTGTTCTCTGTATTCATTGTATATGATACAAACCAAATATTACAAAAAGATTATTACGGGGATTTTATAACAGCGTCAATGGATTATTATTTGGATATTATTAATATCTTTGTCAAATTAGTGAATTTTATGTCACTAGAAGAATAATTCCACCATAAAAATATATTTGTGATTACAAATGAAGTCATACAAAATACAATTAAAATATTTAGAAAAAATCAAGTCATATCATAATATATAATGATATGTCCAGTTTGTCTTGAAGAAAAAAAAGAACTCAAACATATGTGTAAAAAGCATAAATATTGCGAATGTTGTATAGAAATATCAAAATTGTATTTTCATAATTTTCACCAATGTTTTTTATGTGTTCAAGATAGGTGTTGGGTAAATGCATTATATAATAAAAAAAAATAATTTATTTTTGTAGATTTGTATATTTTGCATATTTTTATAATCTTGAATTCATACAAGGAAATTTAATAACACATCCAATCCGATTACATATGGGACATATGTTATAACTTCGATTTATAGAAGTCGCAATATCATAACATGATTCATGTAGTGATGTATTGCACCGAACACACATTAATAAATTTTTAACATCGACTATTTTATTACAAATTGCACAAATTTCATTCTCATAATTTGATTTCAAAAATGAACGATTTACCATTTTATTTCTTCTTATTGAAAAGAAGTAAAATACATAATAAATCAATTTTTTAGGTTTTGTTTTTATTTTGAATTTATACAATGAAATTTACCAACCGACCCAATACGATTACATGCAGGACATTTGGTATACGTTTTATTAAAACTCGTTGCAATATCATAACATGATTCATGTAATGATATATTACAACGAACACAAATTAGTAAATTTTGAATATCAATATTCTTATTGCAAATTGCACAAATATCATTTTGATGTTTTGATTCTGATGAAGTAATGTTTCCCATTTTGTAATAGTGTTATTGAAAAAAAAATATGAAATAGAGAATGAATCAATTTTTTACATTTTTGTTTTTACATTTTTGGCAAAATTTATGATTTCCAATGTTTTCCGCAATCTAAACAAGTAACAAATATAGTTGCAGGTTCATCCGCACTACGAGTTTGTAATTCATAATAAGTACATCGTTTTGACTTGCATTTTTTACAAGTGAACATATCAGTAGATGCTTCAATATTAGAAGTATATTTTGAAGTATCGCGTTTTATTTTACGCTCAATGAATACGCGCCAATGAGAAGGATTCATTTCTTGATGAGTCATAAATGCAATACTTTGAGGCGTAATTTCATTTTGCTTAATTTGCTTTAATAAATCTTCATTTTTTAAATTAGTATAAATCGAACGCAAACGGTCTAAGTATAATTGCGCAAACGCCGGATTTTCCCATTTTTTAACTATTTTCCGAATATTTGCTTCTTTGATAGTATAATTATAAACCCCTTTTTCAAGATTAATTGACATAGTATTGTCTTGAAGAATGGTTGCGAATTTTTTACGTATATTTTCGCGAAAAGTATCTGGATTCGCAATTTTACGATTTATTTCTGAGCTCATCTTTTATCGTATTGGTTGTATAATATTATACAAATTTATATTTAATTCAATTTTTTGTTTCTATAAAAATATAAAAATGTTGAACAAAGAATATAAAAAATATACATCATAGACATTTATATGGAATCTATTAAAAATCTCTGTGATTTTAACTGTTTATGTTATAACAATCCTGTGAGATATAAGAATATGAAAGAACGATTTACAAAAGTTGGTTTAGATTTAAACATATTTGAAGGCGTAGAGATTACAGACCCTCGCATTGCAAATCAACCAATCGATGTAGGTAATAAACGTCTTTGGTCAATTACATACGGTCATATTGATATGTTGAAATTATTTCTAAAAACGGATAAAAAATATGGATTTTTTTGCGAAGATGATATTTATTTGCACAAGGATTTTGCAAATCATTTACCAAATATTATGCATGAATTTGAAACTATGAATTTGGATTTTTTATTATTAGGACATATGACAAATTATGCGATTGAAGACTGGATACAAGGTTATCAATTAAAAGGGCATTTTGAAAATCGCCCATATAAATATCATAATTATCCTGCAACTGAACACGGACATTGGGGAGCACATTTGTATATGGTAACCAGAAAACATGCTGAATTTTTAATAGAAAAATTTGGAAATGGATATGCGGACGAAACATTAGTAAATTCTTCATTGCCTCATTTTAGTCCAGATTGGACAATTACCAAACAAGGAAATCGCGCATTGATGTATCCCATGATGGCCGTAGAAGATGCAATTGGGGACTATGGCCACGGTGGTCAAACTGAATATCATAAAAGTAGTACACGTTTGAATTATGATCCTGATTTTTTTATTTAGAGAATATAAAAAATATATCAAAAAGGATACAAATAAATGTTTTTTATTTTTGTATAGAAAACATTTGCAAAAATGGAAAAACGCGCGATTTGTATAATTGGATTTACTCCAAATGAAATATGGTTAGACTTTCTAAATAAAATAGATAAATGTAATGGATATGATTTTTATTTCATAATAGATATCGATTATGTGGATTACTATTCAATATATGGTTACAAATATCCCAATGTAAATATTGTAATACTATCCCACGTCGAAACCGAAGAAAATAATTATATAAATTCGTCAAGTAGATTGGGATTTCCTAAAATTATTGCATGGAACAAAGCACTTTATTATTTTTGTAAATTGAATAAATCATATGATTACGTATGGTTTTTTGAAGATGACGCATTTTTTTATGATATAAATACAGTTGTTTCGATAGATAAAAAATATCCAAATAGTGACCTTTTAACCCAAGAATATGAAGTAAATGAAAATGGAGAACATAATTATTGGTTTTGGTATGGTATAGATTTTATCATACCACCTCCATACTATAATGCAATGATTTGTGTATCAAGATTGTCACGAGAACTATTGCAAAAAATAGATGATTATGTCTCCGAATCAAAAACAATGGTATTTATAGAAGCAATGATTCCTACAATAGCAAAACATCATAAATTAATATATGACCATCCTGATGAAATGAATAAAACATTACAATGGCGATATGATTGGAATATTACAAACATAACACCTGAAAATATATACCATCCTATTAAAAATATTGAAAATCATAAGATATTTCGTCAAGAAATAGCAAACCGGTGATTAAATTATTTCTAAATCTTTTAATTTCCAATATTCACAACCACCGTTTGGTAAAGGACGTTTTACGATAAACGGTATTTTTTTCTGTTCAAGTTCAGCTAATGCAATCAAATATCCATCGATAATATCAGATTCAACTTGAATAAATGGCTTTGACCCTGAATTTATTTGATGAGTTCTTTCTCCTAAAATTCTTGTTTTTTCATATTTTGTTAAGAATGGTAAAGTTTTGTGAAATGGGTCTACAATTGTTCCATTTTCATTTCTAATAATTGTTGTCAAATTTTCAATTTCTTCATAATTATGAAAATCTAATTCGGGATGATAATCGGTTATAATATTTTTTTTGATATTTTCATTAAATTTTTGTAAATAATTTTCATCATCATCTACATCATCATCAGTATCTTCATCGTCGTCTCTATCATTCAAAGTGAATTGATTTTTTTCAACTGATTTAAATATTTTTTCTTCATCAATATCATCATCACCGTTATTATCATCGTCTTCTTCATTATCGTCGTCTTCTTCATTATCGTCGTATTCTTCATTATCACTATTAATAGATTCGTCTTCATCTTCGTCCATATCGTTAGTTTTTTTAGCATCAAATTTCGATTTTTTAGGTAATTCTAAAACATTTTCGGTATCAGATTCAACGTCAGAATCAACATCAGATGGATATTCGTCTTTTTCGTCCATGTTATATAGTATATTGCAATATTTCTAAATGTATTAAAAAATAAATACATTCAATTTTTTGTTTTTATTTTTCATATTCTTCATTTTCTTGATTTTCTGAAAATACTACAATTATTTGTTATCATCTGTTTTCCATGTATGGTCGCATTCCGAACAAATGTATAAATATTTCAAATTATCATCATCATACCGAATATAAATGACTTCGGGTAATTTGTGGTCATGTTCCGTATTTGATTTACATCCAACGTTTGGACATTTCACATTATAAATGCGCGGTAATGTAGGGTCTAATTTTGTATATTTATTAATAATATGATTGAATTTTTGTTCACCCTTTTTTAATTGAGTATTCAAAACACATACACCTTCGTCGGTAATAGTTTCATCTTTGTTACCACAATTACGACAATAATAAATTAATTTATTAGTATCATTTTCATTAATACTAATATATAACATATTGGAACAGTAATTGCAGAATTTCATTGTATATATTAAAACAATTATTTTAATTCATTTATTCAATCAATTTTTTGTTAGTGAAAATTTCAAATCATTCTTAATAGCTAGTTCTAAGAAAATATATAAATAATATATATAATGTGTTGGAATCAAGATATATCAATAAATACTTTTTTATTTGCATGTTTAGCATTATTATTCATATTTTTTGCGAACACATTTACCAAATATAAAACAAAAACGTTTGATAATCCTTTGATTTATCTATTTTTATTAGAAGTTGCTGGTATGCAATTGATAGAATTTTTTTTATGGAGAAATCTAAAAAATAAATCATTAAATGAATTATTTTCTGAAATCGCATCGTTTTTTGTATTTATTCAGCCATTAACATTGATGTTAATGATACCTAATATAATCATGAAATATAGTATTGTATTTAGTTATTTAATTTTTGTAATAGCTTATTTTGGATACCGAGGAATATATAATCCTATTATTTTTCATACGTCAATTGGTACCAATGGACATTTGTCTTGGGAATGGATGAATTATACGGGTTATGAAAATATATTTTTATTTATTTATTTATTATTTTTTGTTACATCTTTATTATTTATAAAAAATACATTACTATGCTTGTTTGTTTTAATTTCACTATTTATTTCGTTGTTTTTATATTATAAATATAACACGTTCAGTAGCATGTGGTGTTGGTACGTTAATTTATTTTTGTTATATTTTGTAATAGATATATTGATAATCAAACCATTTTATGAATACAATGGGCTATGTTGAATATATGATGTTGAAATGTAAAATACCCTAAAATACAAAAAATTGAATTCAAAAAAAAATATAAAAATATCTATATAATCATTATAACAATGACGAGTACAAATCGTCTAATAAATACAGAATCAAATACTGGTAATCATGTGCAAATATCACCTAAGATGCAATCTAAAACTTCAAAAAAACTCAATGATTATTTGATAAAACACATTGCAAAGAACAGCGGTTTGCCTTATACAAATACGCGAATGCCTGATAATGATTGTGGAATTTATGGCGGTTCGTATCATATAAGTGATGAAGAATATCCCGACTTCTTACGTTTATATGCAAATGAAATATTGACAAAAAACAATGAAGAATATTTGACCGAAAAACAATTGGATTCAAATGGTCCAATTTTGATAGATATTGATTTACACTTTGATTATGCTGTGGATAAACGATTATATGATATATCACACATAGAAGATGGAATTGACATATATTTAGCCGAATTAAAAACTATATATCAATTTGATGAAAACACGAAGTTCAATGTATATGTGATGCAAAAGAATGATGTAAATCGTGTGGTTGACAAAAATATTACAAAAGACGGTATTCACATCATTATTGGTTTGCAAGCTGACCGAATTACTCAAATATTATTAAGAAAAAAAGTGCTTCCAAAAATTGCAGAAGCATGGTCAGATTTTCCGATTGTAAATACTTGGGATGGTGTATTAGATGAGGGTGTTAGTAAGGCAGATTCACCTTGGCAATTATATGGTTCACGTAAGCCACATCACGATGTTTACAAATTAACATATATTTATGAAATTACATATGATACTGATGATGGTGAATTTATTCGAAACAATATTCATTTAGATAACTTCAATGTTATTGAAAATATTGAAAAATTATCAGCCAGATATACTGGTCATCCTAGTTTATTTTATACAAGCGAATTTATAAAAATAAAGGAATCGAATGGAACTCTACAAACCAATGCAAGACAAACAAGACAAAAACGTAGTGCAATGAATAATTATTCGGATGTAAATGCATATATTTTGAAAATAAAAAATCGCGATGAGTTGAAAGATGCTGTTGACGAATTTTTGGATTCAATACAATCATTTGATTATGAATTAAGGGAAGCACATGATTATACAATGACATTACCAGAATCTTATTATGGTAATGGTTCATTTCTAAAATGGATACGCGTTGGCTGGGCATTACGTAATATTCATGATAGTTTATTGATAGTTTGGGTGGCTTTCAGTGCATTGGCTGAAAATTTTGATTTCAATAATATATCCGATTTATATGATAGATGGCAAAATATGGATTTAAAAAATCCATATGGATTGACAAAACGTTCAATTATGCATTGGTCTCGGGAAGATGCTTTGGAAAAATTCAAAAAAGTAAGAGAAACAAGTATTGATTTCTATATTGACCAAACAATCAAAACAATCACTTTGGACAAGATTGGCAGTGACAAGAACTCTCGCGGATGTGGCGATTTCGATATTGCAGGTGTATTGTATCAATTGCATAAACATGATTATGTTTGTGTAAGTGTATCCAAAGGAGTTTGGTATCAGTTGAAGAAACATTGCTGGATTCAAAACGATTCTGGTACTACATTACGTCATTCAATTTCAACCACATTGCGTAATTTATATTGGAAACGAGCTCAGAATTTGATGAATCAAGCAAGTTCATTGAACCCGCCAGATGAAGCTAAATCCAAACGTATGCAAGAAAATGCCAACAAAATATTGAATATTTGTACCAGATTGGGTAATACCAATGATAAGAACAATATTATGAGAGAATCACGAGAATGGTTCTATGACCCCGATTTTCTACAACAATTGGATAGTAACCCATATTTACTATCATTCAATAATGGTGTCATTGATTTTGAAAGCAAAGTTTTCAGAAAAGGATATCCAGAAGACCATTTATCAAAATGCACGAAAATAGACTATGTTCCATTGGACAAAGAAAAACATAAACAAACCATCGATGAAATCAATGATTTTATGCACAAACTATTTCCCGATCCGCAATTATACAAATATATGTGGGAACATTTAGCATCTACATTGATAGGTACTTCATCCAATCAAACATTCAATATGTATGTCGGTATTGGTGCAAATGGAAAATCAGTATTGACCGATTTGATGAAAGAATGTTTAGGCGATTACAAAGGCGATGTTCCTCTGTCTCTGATAACAGATAGACGTGGCAAGATTGGTGGTTTAGCACCAGAAATCGTAGCATTAAAAGGGGTGCGATATGCTCTTATGCAAGAACCCCAAGAAGGAGACCAGATTAATGAAGGCGTGTTGAAACAACTTACCAGCGGGTTTGACCCAATTACAGCTCGTGCGCCATATATGACTGAAATGGTGACATTCATTCCGCAATTCAAATTATGTGTTTGTACAAACGTTTTGATGGAAATCAAAAGTCAAGACCATGGAACATGGAGAAGAATTCGCGTGGTAGATTTTGAATCGCTTTTTACAAATACTCCTGTCCAAGGCGACCCAGAAAAACCATATCAATTCTTGAAGGATGTCAAAATTAATGAAAAATTTCCAGTATGGCGCGAAGTATTCATGGCAATGTTAGTAGATATTGCATTTAAAACAGAAGGTTTGGTTCACGATTGCCCCAGAGTGTTATCCGCCAGTAATTCGTATAAGGAAAAGAATGACTATATTGCAGAATTTATTCGCGATAGAATCATACCAGACCCAAATGGAAAAGTTTCAAAATCCGAAATTACCAACGAATTTTCGATATGGTATAAATCAATTCATGGAAATAATGGGGCTCCAAGTTCTAAAAAGGTACATACATATATGGATAAAAAATATGGTAGTTATGAGAAAAAACGAGCATGGGCAGGAATTCGTATAAATTATGATAACGAAGCGATTGGTGGAGCATCATCTGATGAAGATAATGATGTTGATAATATAAATGAAAGTGATTTGTAATTTTGTTTGTGTAAGTATTTTATAGTAAAAATAATTTACAATAACTACATAAAAATATATTATATTTTTATTATATAATGTGGAATATCTATGGAAAAAAATACGATTTAACAACATTTATAAAATATCATCCAGGTGGAAGTGAAATTTTAGTAAAAACAAAAGGACTCGAAGACTGTACTGCATTATTTGAATCTTATCATGCTTTTTCAAACATTGAATCAATAAGAAAATCGTTAGATAAATATGAAATACTTGAAAAAGATAGCGATATAAAAAATGAATACAATACCGATTTTACAACCTATCACAAATTAATTGAAAAAGTAAAAACTGTATATCCAGATAGAGAATCTATTAAAGCATCTACTTCTTGGTATGCGTGGAATATATCATCTATTTTATTATATATCTATGTAATAAGTCTTATCAATTTTATTGATTATACCTTTTTGAGATGTTTTTTTTCTGTAATAGCATCGTCGATTGAAATATCCATTTTATTCAACTTATTACACGATGGTTCACATTATGCTATTTCGACAAATCCAAAAGTAAATAATTTTATTTCCAAAATATCAAATAGTTGGTTTCTATGGAATCATTCAGTATGGTTTTATCATCATGTTTATTATCATCATTCTTTTACTGGCAATCGAAATGACCCAGATAAACATTTATATTCTATAAGTTTACTATTTGACGCTAATAAATATTATTCAATCGAAACATTGGCGAACATAATATATACATCAATACCAGGGCAATCATTTTCTCAATCTGTATGGTATATTTATAGTTCATTTATAAATCAGTTATCTGTAATTGAAAGAGACCATTTTAAAATACCAAATACTAATCATTATGACATTTTTTCATTGTTTGTAATGTTTTGTAAAATATATGTTTTGTATAATATGGGAATATTGCCAACATTATGTTACATAATAACAGGAAATACATTATATTATTTGAATGTAATGGCTGACCATGATTTATATGAAACACATGAGAATTATTATGATGGCCCCGATTGGGCAAAACGGCAAATATGTAATTCCGGAAATTTTATGAACGGAAATCGAGAATGGACAATGGCATTTTCTGGAATAAATCATCAAATCGAACATCATTTATTTCCCAATATTTGCGGGCATCATTACACGTACATAGCGCCGATTGTTGAAGAATTTTGTAAGGAAAATAATTTACCCTATGTGCACCATCCTACTCTGATAAGTGCATATAATTCATTCATGAAAAAAATAAAAACTTCGTAATATACAAATAAAATTTATATAAAGATTATTTTATTATCATATTATAATAATAGTTATAATATGATTGATTTACGCAGTGATACAGTAACCCAACCAAGTTATGAGATGAGAAAATCTACATTAGATTGTTTAGTGGGAGATGATGTTTATGGAGAAGATCAAACTATTCATTTATTGCAAAAAAGAGCCGCCAAAATGTTTAATAAAGAGGATGCTTTATTTTTTCCTTCTGGAACTATGAGTAATTTGACTGCAATATTAAGTTGGTCATCAAAACGCGGTTCTGAAATAATAGTTGGAGATAAAAGTCATATTTTTTTATATGAACAATGTGGTGCATCACAATTTGGCGGTGTTTCATTACGAACTCTTCCAAACTTACCTGATGGTACAATGGATATAGAAAATATCAACATCAGTATTCGAGATAACGATATTCACGAACCCACTACATCACTTATATGCATTGAAAATACACATAATGCATGCGGTGGACAAGTATTGCCAATAAAATTTTTACAAGATTTGAAACTATTATCTTTGGATAAATATATTCCAATTCATTTAGATGGTGCGAGAATATGGAATGCATTAACCTATATGAATGAGTCACCCTACAAAATTGGTGAATTGGTCGATTCTTTGACGGTTTGTTTATCCAAAGGACTTGGTGCACCCATTGGTTCTCTATTGATTGGAACAAAAGAATTTATTGAAAAAGCAAAACGTATCAGAAAAGCTCTTGGTGGAGGTATGCGACAAGTTGGTATATTAGGCGCAATGGGATTAGTCGCATTAGATAATTTTGACGATGGAATTATTTTAAATGACCATATTCGAAGTAAAAAAATAGCAGATATTATTGGGTTATTACATTCTTTTCAAGTAAAATATCCAGTAGTAACTAATATTATTTTTATTGATATTCTATCCTATGATAAATCGTGGAAAAAAGAAGAAATATCAAGTAACGTCGCTTTACTTTTTAGAGATAAAGGTATACGAGTTAGTGCTTGGTCACAGGAAGTAATACGTTTAGTAATACATAAAGATATAAATGATAGTGACATTGATTATATAATAAAAAGTATTACAGAAATATCTGATTTATTAACTACTATGTAAAAATGTAATATATAATATTTTCAATATATTATATATTTTTCGTGAATATTATTTGAATGTGAATCCATAATAGTTTCCTAAATCAAATGGTACTCCATTTATTAGAGCATATACATAATAAAAAATAAAATATACAAAAAATTCTATACTTTCGATGATAAAAGGATAAATTGCCAATAAAATTGTGATGAATATTTTTAAATAAACATTGATTGTATTGTTAAAAATAAATAAATATACCGCTAAACCTAATATCAAACTATAAAAAATAATAAATAAAATAAAATTGAAGTCTTGTTGTCTATAATATTGCTGTGTTTTATAAAATACTTGTGTATCGTCTGTTGTATAATTATTTTGATTTTGTTGTATTTGGCTTTCAAGTAATTTATTTTCATTAATTACATTGTTTAAATCTGTTTGTATATTATCGATTCCTTCAATTAAATTCATTCCTTCTCTATTATTTATGTTGCTAAAAAATTCAAAATTATTATTTTTTTTTGTTAAAATATTCAAAAATCCTGGTTGTTTTTTTGAACCATACATTTTATCTTTCAAAAATTGGTTTGTATTAGAAATATCATTGATTTTATACTTCAAACGAGTAATCTCTGATTTTTTATTATTTAAGTCAGTATTTAATTTTGATATTTCTCTTTTTAATGGTACAATCAAATTATTACAATTAGGCACAGGAGGTTTTGGTGGCGGTCTGGGTGGTGGATTATAACGACGAGGTGGTGGATTATCACGACGAGCTGGTGGATTATTTCTTGGAAGTCTAAACGAAGGAGGTCTAAATCTTCTTCCCATATAAATTATCTAAAATATCGTTATATTATATTTTTGCATAATTATCAAATTCAGAAGGTTCAAATGGTTTAACTCTTCCATTTATAAACATATCATTGCCTTGAATCATACTAAATGATTCAGATATACTTGTAAATGCTGAAATTACATTTCCTTGCATACAAACTAAATTTCCAGGATCCCAACGAGTACCAGTTGAACAACATGCTGAACCACTACATGTTGGTAGAGCAACACCAATTAAATTACCTGACGAAATATCTTTTTGTCGTTGTTTTTCTAATTCGGATGCACTAATTATATTTGCATTATCATTATTAATTTTATCAAAATTCAATTTATCTCTACTGTATATTATAATTAAATTATAAATAACAAAAATAATAATAAATGCAAAAATGAACATAGTTGCAATATCAATAATTGCACTAGGAATAATTGGTATAAAATATTGAATCATAACTAATGCTAGATATACTAACAGAGTTATTACCACAACAACGCCAATATAGTTGTAATACACATATCTTTTACGATAACTCTCATTTAATTCTTGCTGTCTATTTTGACTAAATTCAGCTTTATCAATTAAATCTTTCTTTTTCTCTAATCTATCTTTTTCATTATCAATTACTTGATTAACTATATCTACATTATCACTAGTGATTGTATACGTATCTGGCATTATAATATATATTTATATATATATTATATTTATTTTTTACTTCCTATTAGAAAAAAAGCAACTATAAACATAGTAGCAGCGGCAATTGATGAAGCTATTAGCAAATTATCTTCACTGGTTATCAACATTTCATTGTCTTTCTTGACTTGTTCTGAAATTAAAAGATTTTCATAAGAAAAAAGTAATGTATTTCCATTAAAATCATATTTTGGGTCTTTTGATAAGGTGGTTTGTAACTGATTATATAAATTCATATTATTACCATTTACTGTTGCAGTATTACCGCTTGATGATGATGCAGTATCAATGTATGTATATCCCTCTACTAAACTAAAACCTTCTTGAATAGTATCTTTTGAAAATTCGGAATGACTCAATGATGATATTTGTTCAAATAATTGACTTTTCATTTATATAAATATTTTATATTTTATTTAGTAATTTTTACAAATGAAAAATACAATAAAGAACTTGCCAATATAGTTAACATAATATTTGCATATACATTAGCATTAATCTCTTTTTGCTGCGTTTCTTTAATAATGTTTTTATTTTTGTATAAATTATTTAATCTTTTATCTAATTCATCTCTTTTATATGTAATGTCTTTTTTGTAGTTATCGAATGGTGTTTGACTAAAAGCTGACATTTATGTAAAGTATATAATTTATTTATATAAAAAATAAAAAATTGCTAATATTCCTAAAGAACCGATTGCTAAATTGTATGATTTCAATAATTCGCGATTATAATCAACATTTATATCAACGTTACGTGTATCAGCTCCGTCATGATTTGTTTGTAATTCATTAATTTTCATAGCATTTTTTCGGTTTATACAAAGTTCCTTGTCATAACACTTTTTTAAATCAATATTACCACCATTTCTACAATCAATATTAGCATTTTCATTTATATATGAAGAACATGTATTTTCATCATTATAATAATTGTTAGTGTTTATTTTAGTAGTACCATCACTAAATGTCGCCTTATAGTAATAAAAATCATTTGGGTTATATGCAACTGTTAAATTTTTTATTTCTGACATAACTATATTATATTCATTAGATAAATCATTCATTAGATAAATCTTTAAACACATATACGATAATATTTATATGAAAGGGCAGTCGCACTTCCTCGTTGCATTTCACATACTTGACCTGGTCTTAAACATAATGCTAATGCCAATGGGTCAAAACGGTCAATTTCTGGCAATTGTGTTAATGATTTCAAATTGTATTTTTTCATTAATTCATCGGTTTTATTTTCTTCTAAAACAACTACTTGGGGATTTAATACATGTTCTAAAATATTGAATTGTAATCGTGCAATATTATGTATTACTACGAAAATACCATCATGATCATATAAATATTTTAGTTTTGCAGTAATTGAATCATTCGGTTCGTCATCAATAATAATGATAATGGTATCTGATTTTTGTAAAACATTTTCTATGTACATTAAATCTTCAATAATATCGTCTAAATCTTTTGCCCGGACTTTTGATGAAATTAAATATTTAACATACACTTTTTTTTGATTATTTTTATGGGTTACTAACAAATCCAATTGAGAATTCACAAACATAGCATCTGTTTCATTGATACTAAATCCCGTATAATCTTCGACTAAATAATCTTGATAATCAAGCAAATCCAATATTGTTTTACGAGATTTATAAATACTTAAAATACGATTACTTGATGCAGATGACATTATATATATTAGTAATTTGTTTTTTAATTTATTTTTAATAATCAATTTTTTACATATTACAGCTAAACTATGTAAATAATTACTATCATATTGATAATAATTATTTTTTCATCTTTACACAATTACAATAGACGTCTATCTAAATAGCACTAATACACATTGAGTATAATAAACGATTTTGAAAATAGAAAATTACGTACGCCAATGAACCAATTAACATTTGAATGTAGAAATCAATTCCCTTACGTTTAGAGATACCGATAAATAAAGTCAATGCAAGGGCAATAACTAAAAATACAAATCCTAAAACGGATAAAATGTAAAACCATAAACAGTATTTTTTGTTTAAAGGTCCAAAAAGAGCATCTAATGTTTTGTTTTCCATTGATTATAAAGTAATATAAGAAATTTTTTCCTAGACCGAAGATTCCTAAATTTCTTAAATAAACTATTATTAAAAACTAATAAACAAAATATAATAGTAATTTATATTATAGTTTCATGGAAAATTCTACATTATGGAAAATAATAAATCGTCAATTTGAAGACAATCCACAATCTTTAGTAACACATCACATAGAATCTTACAATGATTTTTTCCAGAATGGAATATATCAAATTTTTAAAGAGAAGAATCCTGTGGTAATTTCTTCTAAATATGATAAAACAATTGACGATTACTACCACCAGTGTATCATGTATTTTGGTGGAAAAGATGGGTCTAAAATCTATTTTGGAAAACCAGTTATATATGACGACCATAATTCACATTATATGTTTCCAAATGAAGCTCGTATTCGAAATATGAATTATGGGATGACTATTCACTACGATGTTGAAATTGAGTTTGTGCGCATTTTGAAGCCGGGTGAAGAACCTACAATGGTAGGTATAAACGAAATCACTAAGAATTCAAAAGGTGGAGAAGTTCAATTAGACGATTATGAATATATTGCAGAGAACAATGAATATAAACAACAAAATGCCGGTAATTTTAAAGAAACTATTTCTAAAAATATGGAGGAAATTAAAAAACATTTAGATAACTTTGAAAATGATTTACAATCAGGAGGTGCAAAAAAAACAGATACTACTAAAAAACAAAATGCGGATAGAGTTAAAATGACGCCCAATCTTGCCGCCATGGTTCGCGAAATGACCGAAGAATCAGTTGTTGCACAAAATGTTCAAAGGCATACCATCACATTGGAGAAAATTTATTTAGGTAAATTTCCCATCATGTTACAGTCTCAATTTTGTGTATTGAATGGGTTGGACCGTGAAATACGATATTCTATGGGCGAATGTAAGAATGATATTGGTGGTTATTTTATCATCGATGGAAAAGAAAAAACCGTTATACCACAAGAAAAGTTTGCAGACAATATGTTGTATATTCGCGATGTAAATGATGAAAAATATTTGTATTCCGCTGAAATACGTTCTGTATCTGAAAATGTGTCTAAACCAATTCGAACTTTATCTGTTAAAATGGAAACTCCATCCGCACGTTATTCTAACAAGAACATTGTAGTGAACATACCAAACGTTCGTAAACCAATCCCACTTTTTATTGTATTCCGGGCTCTTGGTATCATTAGTGATAAAGATATTATTACAACGTGTTTACTTGATTTAGACAAATATGAACCTATGGTTGATTTGTTTATACCATCGGTTCACGATTCAGCTGGAATTAATAATCAACAAACCGCTCTTAAATATATTGCATCATTTACTAAAATAAACACAGTTACTTATGTTTTGGAAATATTATCGGATTATTTTTTACCACACATTGGAGAACTGAATTATATACAAAAGGCCTATTACCTTGGATATATTGTATTTCGATTATTGTCAGTGTATACTGGTTTAGAACAACCAACTGACCGTGATAATTTCAAATACAAACGCGTGGAATTGGTAGGTTCTCTAATATACGATTTATTTCGTGAATATTATAACTTGCAACAAAAACAAATTCATTTAGAATTTGAAAAGAAGCTCTATTATAACAAAAAACAATATGAAGAAAATTTGGAAGGGCTTATTCAAGATAGTTATCGTGAAGTCTTTAAAGACCGTATTGTAGAATCCGGGTTCAATAAAGCATTCAAAGGAAATTGGGGCGCACAAACTCATACAAAACGTATTGGTATTGTACAAGATTTGAATCGTCTTTCATTCAATACTATGTTGAGTCATTTACGTAAAACCAATTTACCATTAGATTCTGGGGTGAAACTAATCGGTCCCAGAGTTTTGCATACATCCCAATGGGGATATTTTGACCCAATTGATACCCCGGATGGTGGAAACATTGGGTTACATAAACATTTGGCAATTTCCACATACATTTCACGAGGTATGTCACGAGAGCCTATGATACAATGGTTACGTGAAAAAACGGGCATGAAATTAGTAGAAGAATGTTCTCCACAAATCTTATCCAATATGACGAAAGTAATGGTAAATGGTTTATGGGCGGGTTCTATCAATGAACCATTGGCCGCTATTAAAATGATTAAGTTATTTAGAAGAAATGCATTGTTACCAATTCATTTAAGTGCTACATTCAATATCAAACAGAATACTATTTATATTTATACAGATGCAGGACGTATATGCAGACCAATTTTCTATGTAGACGACGAAACTGGAAAATTATCATTTGATTCCAAAGAAATAATGGGAAAAATAAACAGTGGCGAATTTACATGGAAAGAATTAATTGCAGGGTTTAATGAAAAACGTACTACCGATTTTAACCCAAATGTTCCTAAAATATATGAATTATTTCAATTATATAAGGGCGTTGAAAGTGAAACCAATCCTGCTAAATTAGAACGTTTTTTGAAAGAAAAGGCGATTATTGATTATATTGACCCAAGTGAAAGTGAAGATGCATTTATCGCATTTTCAAATGAACCAATGGAGAACATTAAGAAAAATAAAAATACTCACTATGAAATACATGATTCATTAGGTTATGGTATGATGGGTAACCAAATCATATTCCCCGAGAACAACCCTCCAACCCGTAATTCATTTTCATGTGGTCAAAGTAAGCAAGCAGTTTCACTATATCATACAAATTTTCAAAATCGTATGGATAAAAGTGCTGTTGTTCTCAACTCTGGTCAAATTCCTATTGTGAAATCACGATATATGGAACATATTAATCATGAAGAGAACCCTTATGGTGAAAACGCAATTGTTGCTATTATGTGTTATACTGGATACAATGTAGAAGATGCCATTTTAATCAACGAAGGTTCTCTAAAACGTGGGTTATTTAGAACAACTTATTATAGTACATATGAAGCTCATGAAGAAAGTTCGAAAAATGCAAACACTGTTGTTGATAAACGGTTTACCAATATTGAAAATGAACCATTTGTTGTAGGAACAAAACCAGGATGCGATTACAGCAAATTGGACAAGAATGGTATTATATTAGAAGGAACCGAAGTAAATGATAAGACGGTTATCATCGGTTTAACAACAAATAGTATTGTGAAAAATGAAGTAAGAGTTGATTCTTCTAAAATGCCTAAAAAGGGACAGTTGGGTATTGTTGATAAAACCTATATTACCGAAGGTGAAGAAGGAGAACGTATTGCAAAAGTCCGTATTCGAGAAGAACGTATTCCAAATTTAGGTGATAAAATGGCATCGCGTTCTGGTCAAAAAGGAACTATTGGAATGGTTATACCAGAGTGTGATATGCCATTCACAAAAGATGGTATCCGTCCGGATTTAATTATTAATCCTCATGCCATCCCTACTCGTATGACAATTGGACAATTAGTAGAATGTATTATAGGTAAAGCCGCTGTAATGTATGGTGGATTTAGTGATTGTACTGCTTTTAATAATAAAGGTTCCAAAATCGGTATTTTTGGAGAACAATTGTCCAAAGTGGGATACCATTCAAGTGGAAATGAACTTTTATACAATGGTATGACAGGCGAACAATTAGAAACCGAAATTTTCATAGGCCCAACTTATTATATGCGTTTGAAACACATGGTAAAAGATAAAATCAATTATCGTGCAACTGGTCCAAGAACAGCTTTAACAAAACAACCGGTTAGTGGAAGAGCAAATGATGGTGGATTACGTATTGGTGAAATGGAACGTGATGTTTTGATTTCCCATGGCATTTCAAGTTTCTTACGCGAATCTATGATGGAACGTGGTGATAAATATCATGTTGCAGTTTGTAACAAAACTGGTATGTTGGCTATTTACAATCCATCGAAAAATCTTTTTATGAGTCCAATGGCGGATGGTCCTATTCAATTCACTGGTTCATTGGATGGAAAAGATATGCGTATTGAGAACGTTACTAAATTTGGACGTGATTTTAGTGTAGTTTCAGTACCATATTCATTAAAGTTGTTGTTGCAAGAATTGCAAACCGCTAATGTTCAAATGCGTATTATAACCGAAGATAATATTCAGCAATTAGAGAACATGTCGTTCTCCAAAAATATAAAGAAATTATTACATGATGATGCCGCTACACCTGAAACAGTTATTACAGATATTAAAATGAAACTTCGAGCAACAGAATTACCTGGAAGAACTCCCGAATCACCTGCATTCAACCCAATTTCGCCAGAATCTCCGCCATTTGCTCCTGTTTCGCCAGATTATCCACCTACATCACCTGCATACAATCCACAATCGCCAGATTATCCACCTACATCACCTGCATACAATCCACAATCGCCAGATTATCCACCTACATCCCCTGCATATAATCCAGAATCACCACAATATCCACAAACATCCCCTGCATACAATCCAGAATCACCGCCATATAATCCAGTTTTCGACCCAGATTCACCTCCTTTTGCACCCGATTTAACTCCTGAATTCAATCCAACAACTCCGGATGAACCACCGCCTACGAGTGGTGGAGGTGACGAATATTATGTAGGAGAACAAGTATATTTACGCGGCGGTAAAAAAGCAAATCGTCTATGGAATGTGAGAAACATAGGAAGTAAATTCATTACTATTAGCACAGATGATATGGATGGTATAGATAATTTGGATGATAGTATACAAGTAGTTACTCCAAATGAAATATACCGACCCAATGAAGTTATTCGCGGTAATCAATTACCAGCACAATTCAATAATATAAATCCATTTGAATATCAACCACAACCGAGACCAGAGCCATCTAAAATGAATTTTACGCCGGTTATTAATATAGTAACTGGTAATGATAATAAAATAGATGGAGTTCCGGTGGCTACCACTGAACCAAAAAATCATTTTGTTGAATCATATCCAATTGTTTCTATGGATGGCGGTAAACCTGTACAAAACAATGAAGGTCACGATGTACAAAGCGTTGAAAAAAATCAACAATCTGATAATAATCCAATTGATTTCACAAAAGGGTTATTGATTAAAAAGATTTAGACTTTTTTACTCTGGTTTTATAGAGATATAAAACATCAGAATTTGAGAACTTTTGTAATGTTCTCAAATTCTTTTAGACTTATTAGAATTTTTTATTTTTTTGTTCTTCTACAATATTGGCGGTTTGAATCAGAAAAAATACAATTCTTTCTTTTTACTTTTATTTCTTTCTTTGTTTTATTTAGTCTATTATTTTTTTTGTTGATTGTTTTATTACCACCTTTTTTAATTTTTGATTCATCAAAGTTGATGTCACTATTTTCAAGAAAATCAATATATGGATTTTTCCCTTTTTGGTTTGGTTGATTAGGTATATTAAATTCTTTTTCAAATGTATTATTTTCGTTTCGTATTGTATCCCATATATGTTGAATTAAGGTATTTCCATCTATATATTCTGTTTTGTTTTCCGAAAATATTTTTTTATTATCAATATCAGTAAGAATGTATTTTTTCAGATTATTGTCTATGCCATTAATTTGTGTTAATTGCTTTTCATTATTTAATGGTTGATAAATTTTTATTGTTTTGAACCCCCTCACTAATTCTTGAAGTTCATTTGTCATAATAACATATTGACTCAATAGTAAGTTAATAAGAGTGTTTTCAAATGTAATATTTCGTACAATCTTATCAATGTATGAATTCGCATAAAGGAAATCTTGCATACTTTTAAAAGGTGTTTTCATAGAATTATATAAACCTTTTATTGTTTTACCAATTTTATTAAGTCCTTTTTTTAATAAACTCGCATTTTTAACTGGTTTCATTTTGTCTACTTTAAATTTTTTCAAAATGTCTTGAATGATTAATAATTTTTCTTTTGCTTTGAATTCTATATTTGAATCAATATCTGTTTTAAAAACAATTCCGATAATTTTAATCATTTTGGAAATTTCATTACCATCAACTGATTTAAGATTAGCAATTTCTCTTTTTCTGTTCATTATTCGCGCAAATAAATATTGTAAGATTTTTTTTTTGAAAATTGCAGTTACAAATCGTATCATTTTTATTAATTTTTCTACTTTACTAATTATTTCATACAAATCTTCCACAATGGATTTCAGTTCTTCGTTAGATTCAACTATTTTTGCAAATTGAGATACAAAAACAAGTACTGTACCGATAACCGGCAACGCTGGACCTAAATCTCCTGCTAATTTAGTAAGTTTCATACCAGTTTCAAATATTTCAGTTAATATAGGTCCAAAATCAATTCCTTCATTTGATACTGTTATGTTTATATTTAGATCTGGTAGACTTTCTATTTTTATCAAAACGTTTTCAATATTTTGCTCCAATTCATTTTGAATTTGTTCATATTTATTTGCCTCTGTTGCAATATCATCTTCTATCTTTTGTGCAACTGCTTTCATTTCTTCTGTTTCTGTTTGTATTTCTAGTGTAACTGCATTCATTTCTTGTGTTTCTGTTTTCATTTCTTCCGCAACTTCATTGATTTGTTGTTGGTTTTTTTGTATTTGTTTTACAATTTCAGAACCACTAGATGCTACATCAGAGAGTTGTATATTTTCTTCTTGTAATTTTGGGTTTTTGAGTTCTTGCAATTTTGGGTTTTTGAGTTGTTGCAATTGTTGCAATTCTGTTTTTTTGAGTTGTTGATTTGTTATACGTTGAGATGCTACTACTTTTCCATCTTCGTCATCAATAACAATACTAGATTCGGGAACATAAACAATAGGCTTTATAAATATATAACTATCACCTGTTTTTTCAACACTATAACTACCAGATAATTTATATTTTTCACTTGTTACAGTTTGATTAAAACCGCTTCCTTTATCATCGGTTGATGAACCATCATTTTCAAGTACTTTATTCTTTTCAAATCCTTTGACTGCGTCAATATCAGATTCAGGGACACTAATCGGTGAATTATCCGTAAATTTGTAAAACCTACCACTTTGTTCTTCTACCGTATAAACACCAGATAAGTTATAATAATCACTTGTTACATTCACTGGTTTTGTTATATTTTTAGGGTCGAATTTTTCAACTTTTTTAATATCAGATTCAGGAACGATAACAATTTGTTTTCCATTCCTAAATTTGTAAAACTTACCGTTTTGTTCTTTGACTTTATAATCACCAAATAGGTTATAATCATCAATTGTTATATTTTGCATGGGTTTATTTTATAATATGATAATATTTTAAAATGAGAACAGTTCTAAATATTATATTTATTTTCTAAATTATTGATAACTTTTACAAGGTTCTCAACTATATATTGCGGATACTACACGACCGCCATTTTCACGAGCATATGCACTATGTTGATAATTATATACGCCAAAACAACGAACCAAAAATCGGTCTAACCCATCGTAATTGGGTACAAAAGGCGACCGTCCATGAACCGCTCGATTGTTATCAATAAATACAATTTCGCCATGAGTCAAATTATGAGATAACCGATGTTTATAATAGATATCTACAATATTCTTAATCATTTCATTTGATTCATCTGTTATACCAGTCATCAAATCTTGGTCAAATACTAACAATGGGTCTTCGAATACAATGAGTGGGTCTTCATTCTCCAATCGTTTGTCTTTGTACCCACGTATTATAGACATAGGTCCACGAATATCCCCTTCAATAAACTCATGACCATTCAATTTGAATGACAAATCTACACCCGTATTCCATAATGGCATTTTCAACATTTTCAATTCTGCATCAGTGACATTGTTTATGATGGATTTCACTGGTAATATATATGTATATGCATTTTCATTTCCACGCAAACATGCTAATGATAATATGTCGGGGCGCAATTTTGAAAAAGCTTGTTCGGTATGGATTTCCAATTCCACGCTGCTACTAATACTAGTTTGATTTTTCTCCATTGATTTCACTGGTATAACGTCTTGGAATAAACGTCCATATCCTTCGGCTTCATATGCTATCATATTACTAATTACGCTGACAAAAATACTTTGAATTTTAGCTAATATAGTTTGTTCTCCTATTTTGCAATTATTATTTTCTGGTGTAGTTGGTATTTCGCCAACTGGAATTCGTCGAATCAATAAAAATCCGGTATTACTACCGTTGTCTGCGAAATTTTGCAATAATGTGCGTATTCTTTCCGGAACACGGTGAGATGCAGATTTCACTTGCAAACAATACAAGTCGGGTGAAATTGATGGATTTTCGGAAATATTCATTGCCAGCTCCTTCATAACTTCTATTTCATTATTGGTTAACTCTATAATATGAGATTCTTCCATGGAAGTTTATAATATGTAATATATTTTTTATAGCCATATATTACACATTTTTATATATTTTATATTTTCGTGAGTTTTCGATTTATTGTTTTTCTTTTTTTTGTTTTATTCTTGTTACGTTTTGTATTTTTTTTACCACCACTGGTTAATATATATTTATTATTATTATAATAATAATAATTTTTAATTTTTTCAATAGTAACTTTATCTTCTTCGAATTTTGTATTTAAATAATGAAAAAATTCTTTTTCCTTTTTATAATCAAAAATATCACCACTGTATTTAATTACTGTAATATTTTTTTCACTAATAATATATTCTTTTTTTATCAATTCTTGATAAATATCTTCTTTTGTACTGGCATCAAATTTTTCTGGTAATAATTTCAAAAATCCGGTTTTGAACAAATGTGAACCAACAATTTTCTCGGTAAAATTTGAAAATCCTATATCAACCGCTAATTGACTAAAAAGAGTAAATATACTATCCATTATATATATTATATTTTCATAAAAAATTGAAAAATATTTACAAGAAATATTGTAAAAGAAACTAAGAAATGGACGGTATAACTATATTTACTATATTATATATTGCATTATCGGTGTATATATATAATATATATGCATCATTTGTTCGTCATGGAATTTGTGTAAAAAATTGAAAAATATTTAAAAAAAATATTGTAAAATAAACTACCAAAATGATTTACGAAGAATTTATTGGAAAAGAACCATCTTTGAATGAATTGGAAAATTTCATAAAAACAAACAAAAAATTATTTGATGAATTCAATGAAGAATGCATCAAAGAAAATAACAAAGACGACCAAATTGATTATTCGGTTATTCACAACTATCTACAATTTGCAAAAGACTATTATGGTTGTTATTATATTGGAGGACATATCAAAACATACCCACATGAACCTATTCTTGCAAAATCTGTTAAAGAAGCAACAAAGATGAATAATGAATCCGAAGCATATCATATGATGGAAATTGCTTCTAAAAATAGAAGCGCAAAAGAATTGAAAAATTTAGAAAAAATATTGGAAGTTTATTACCAAAATTGTTTGGAAGAATATTATGCACCCCCTAAAAATGATATCAGTTCATTTATGGGACTTTGTTATTCAGATGATAGTGTAAATGTTGGTGGAGAAGGATATCAAAAAGTTGCGAAAGAAACCATGATTGGAAAGAAAATATAAAAATCTGAAAAATTACAAACCAATATAAATACTTGATAATTTACTTAAATTTTGGATATATTTCATAGTAAACCCTTGTTCAACCTCCGTCATACTTCGGACTGGTTCGCGGATAGTATCAATTACTCTCATTATTTCATTTGAATTTGCTAAATGATTTATATCACTTGAATAATCTTTATCGAAAAAAAAAGTGATGTCACCGGCTTCAATTACATTTACATATGGACTATATACAAATTTATACCATGCCTTTACAATAGCAGTCGGATTTGCACTTTTAATCATTTCAAATGAACTTCTTGCATGTTTAATATCTTTATTATCAGGAAAAATACGTATAACATCATCAATAAATTCAAAAAAATGTGTATTGAATGTTTTTAAAATAGCACTTTTATTCGACATATCTAAAATATAGATAATATTATTTTTATATATATTTTTTTATTTATTTTTACATATTAGGAATAATTGGTGAGTTGTTTGGGAAAAATTTATTGATTTCTTCATTTCGTTGATTTTGTAAACTGTCCAATGTGACATCGCCAGATAATTTGTCAGGACGATAATTATCTGGGGGAGTAGGTATGGTATACGTTTCATCGTTTGCAGAAACATAATTGTACATTTGACGTCCGGCACCCTTACCTTTTGCGCTGAGTTCTTCTGGTGACATATTATAATAGGTAAATTGTTCAGATACAATTGACATACCATTATTCGATTGATTTAACATATATCCCATCGGTTCTCCCTGATTTTGTGTAGCAATGGTATTTTGTTTTTTCACTTTTGGTTGCAAATATTGAATAATTTCTTCGCCTAAAATAACTCTGAAATTCTCTTTTACTAATAACATGGAAGGAACACTGTGAACATTTGGTGGCATCATTAATTGCTTTCCATTTTCTAATATAATGTAAATTTGACACGTTTTAGGGTCACGTGTTCGTTTGTCTATACAAATACAATTTAATTGATTGGTTAATGCTTCTTTTGCTAAATATTGTAATATTTTTTTTGAATGGACACAATAGTTACTATAATACAAAATATCCATTGACATTTTTACAAATAATTATAATTTCATAAGTTATAAAAAAATCAATATTATTACTAAATAAATATAAATATTTATTAGTTTAATAATCATATGGAATCTATAAACCCTAAATTATTTGATATAGTTATACCGATTGGTCCAAATGATATAAATATTTATAAAAAACAAATTGAATATACAAAGAAAAATATAATTGGATATAGAAATATATATTTAATTATATTTGATGCAAGAATAAAAGTTGATGGTTGTATAACAATCAGTGAAAGCATATTTCCTTTTTCAAAAACAGATGTAGAGAAATATCATGGTCCTACCATGCGATGTGGCTGGTATTTACAACAATTATTCAAATTATATTCGGGTATTGTTATTCCTGATATTCTTGATAAATATTTAGTAATTGATTCAGATACATTATTCTTAAAACCAACAACTTTTATTGAAAATAACAAAATGCTATTCAATATAAGCACGGAATATCATGAACCCTACTTTGTTCATATGTATATGTTACATAAATCATTATTAAAACAAATATCATATGCAAGTGGTATATGTCATCATATGATTTTTCAAACCGATTGCATTAGACAATTATTCGAGCTTATTGAAAATGAACATCATGATAAATTTTATAATATATTTTTAAAATTAATCCAACCATGTAATTATGAACACTCTGGTTCATCTGAATATGAAATTTATTTTAATTATATGATAAAATATCATAGTGATAAGATAGATATACGGATTTTGAAATGGGATACAATTGATAATATTGAAAATTTACCAGAATATGAAAAAGGAAATAACCAATACATAACATCACATTGGTATTGTAGATAATTTTACACATTTCGCATGGGTGTAAAATTAATATATATATTGTCTATTATCGTAATTCAAATAAAAGAATATTTCACTTGGTTCCATATTTTCAACATATTTTTTGACGATATCTTTTGTAATATGTTGTTTTTTGCTGGATAATGATGGTAGATAAATAGTATGATGCAATTTATCAATATGAACCAAATATTTAGGAGATATATGAGTTCCAGAAGATTCTATATATTTTGACATATATGAACTATGAATATTATAGATAAAATCCAAATATTCTCTTTTCAGTTTTCTAAATTCTTTTTTACAAACAGGAAAATATTTTAGGAAATCTTCGGTTTTATTAATTCGATTTAAACATAAATATTGATATTGGATATTTGGGTTTTTGTTATTGTTTTTTCGGTGATTTATATAAACCGGATTCATTATTTTGGTTCGTTCTCCATCTTCTAAATTTGTAATCATTATTCCTGGATGAATATTTGTTGTATAAATGGAACAATATTTAGCAATTATTTTATCATATGAATTTTCCCATATTTTTTTGGGAAAATGAATGATTCCATGAATATTTAGGAAAATATCCCAATTTTCAAAAACATGTGGGGGGATTTTTAATGCCGTATTTCCTCGTATTTCATAAACCCCTACTAAATACAATTTAGGGTTTACTATATTCAAAATGATTTTATTTTTAGGATGTTGTAATACAAAATTATAACAATATTTTTTTGGAAAAATTTCAATGACTTTATTCTCATTTAATCGTTTACTCAATGGTTTAATATCCGAAATGCATTGTAATGCATCTAAAAATAATTCTATGAAAGTATTTTGTTTCGATATTTCAATTTCATTACATTTCTTGTGTTTATAATTTCCGCCGATTGCACTTTTTGTCGCAATTTCCCAAGATTGTATTCTTTCATCATAAAATAAATTCATTGCGACACCTTCAATAATGTCATTTGCATAAATATTTTCATCAATATCGGGATATTTTTCAATGAAAATATCATATTTCATAGATTTAGGTGGAGAAAAACACAATAATTTGTTTTCAGGATTTGAAAAAATAACAGACCTATATTTTGATGTTTCGTAATCATCAAAACATAAGAAATCTTTTGTATAATTCATTATGGTATATTTTATATTTGCATTTTGATATATTTTTTTGTTTATTAATAACGATTCATTATTCGGTTCAATTGTATTAATATTTCTGCAAATAGTTTCATTCATGTTTTCTATATATAGATGAAGAATCTTTAATTGTTTTACATTTTTATTTTTAAAAAAATTCAAAAAATTCAAAAAGAATTTCTTGCGAATTATAATTTAGACGTTATATATATAACATTATCATAGTAAATGTCGGAAGAATATGAAAAAATAGATTTGGAAAATGATAATGAATCAGATGCAAATCAAAATGCGAGTATTTCATTAGAATTACGTGACATTGTACAAATTGTTGCACCGACCAATAGTGATATTCATGAACAAACATTTATAATTAAGTATATTGATTCGCAAAAAATAAGATTAGTAAATGTGTCAACCTATCTAACACATATTCTGTATATTGATTCAGATGGTGCATTTACTGACGAATCTATTTCACAAATTATATTGTTATATCGTAGTGAAGAAAAAGGTTATGCAAGACAAAATGAATTGGTACCAAAAAAATGGATAGATATTCATTTCGGTGGCGAAATTCCTTCTATTATTACCGGTGAAATAACGAATTTGGAAGAAGATATGATTGAAATTACTACATTTCCAGTTATGAGAGTCATTTATATTGATTTCAAATATCAAGGTTTACCCGAGGAATTACCAATCGAAGAGATCGTTTTACGACCTAAACCGGCTGTTATGGAAAAAGTCGGTTCATTTACCAATTTAGAGCCATCTTGCGATACATCTTGTGAATTTCCTCAACGGGAAGATGCAACCATCGAATATACTGAAACAGGTGAATCCATTATTTCTATTCCTGCATCCGTATCCCCCGACGAAAATATCCGCGACGTTTTGCATAATATGTATATTGATGCCAATGATATTTTTGAAAACGATGAAGTGGAAGAAGTTACCTTGGAAGTTGAAGTTTCCGAAAGTAAAAAACGTTATACAATTGATGCCCAAGTGAATGATTTAATGGACGAATTGTTATCTACAATTCCAAACCATAAACGTAGCAAAGACGTTATGGATAATGTACATTTTGTTATTGGAAGATTCAAAGAATTACGTGAAAGGTTCTCCAAATTTGATGAAAATGGAAATGTTAGTGATATTAAAATCAAAGGGTCGGACCATAAACCATTATTAGACGTCATTTCAAAATTCAATAAGAAACTACAATGGTTTTTACCAGTAGTGAAATTACGCAAAAAATTATATTATGAGAATACCAAAGACATAGATATGGAAGAAAACAATGCAAATAATAATTACTATATGTTTTTGAATACAGGAGACGATTTACACGAAGAAGCTGGTGTCATTTCACAATATTATAAAAATGAAATGCAAGGAGATGTTTCAAAATATGAACATATGTTCTCAACATTGAATGAATATACAAAACCATTTTCAGCTCCATTTGATACTGAATCTGTAATTGCACGAGAACAAGTTGTTCATTCTGAAATAGAAGCCGTTGTTGATAATATTAGAAGGAAAAATTCAAATCACACACCATTTCAACGATTCAATGTAGGTTTATCGAAAATAGATTCGGTTGACAAAAAACATGGTAAAACCGTCTATATCAGGAAACCGTTCATGCCAAGTGATAAATTATCCTTAAAATCGGTTATTACATTACCTGTCCCTATTATGGAATTTTCGCAAATTGATTTACCGGGAACAAACATTCTTACTAAATCACAGAAAAGTCAACATTATTTACAATTATCGCGTTTATTGAATAAAAAAACACCTATTGATACCCATGTTGTATCTGATTTAGATAAAGAAGTAAAGTATGTCGATGATGATAGTAAAAAGAATCCGTTGGATGAAAATATTGAATTTTTGGAAAAAATTACCGAGTTCTCATTGGATGCCGATTTAGACAATGAATATGATAAATTCAATAAGTTTTTGAATTCCATTATTCCTAAAACGCGAATCTTATTCCGTTTAATCAAGAAAAATATTAATGATAAGCTTTCATTTGTTGATGTTGTTAATGCACTTGAACCATTTATGATTTACAATGATGATATTACATATCAACAATACAACGAAATTCGTTATTTTATCAAGGACAGAATCAAAAAACATAAAACTTCTTTCAATGAAAAAGCACAAGATTTCGCTAAAATACAAAATACACGATATAATACACGTGCCGCTACCAATAAAATAGAAAACATGTTTTCTGAAAAGAAAGATTATTTAGAAATATTTGCAGATGGTTACAAAATAAAAACCGAAGAATTAAAAGAATATTCAACTACCGAATTATTATTACACATTATTCAAGTTGATAATGGCATATTGTTCTCGAATTTACTGTCAAGGGTTTTACTTACACTGATTACGCCAAATAAACTATTGGATGCATTGCAAAAACCAAATTTGGAAGATTTGAGCGACAATGAAAAAATCAAACCCAAAGATTGTACTCGCCGATTTTTAGCAAAGAAATATCATTCTATCAGCGAATTACAGAAGGATAATAATTCAGGGGCAATATATTATGATAAAGATTTGGACGATACACCGTATTATATTTTGAAAAAATACGAAAACAAACAAAAATCCATGGTATCTGAAATGTTCGTCGATTATTTAGCTGAAAATTTAATACAAAAGCATGATTGTCCGCCAAATTCGGCAAAAGAAATGGCGGCGACTCTTATTTCTGGCAAAAAAGAAGTGAATGAAGGAGAATATGCTATATTGGAATTACGTCCTAAATTACCCAGCAATATTGATGAATCGAAGTTGACTGATAAAGAAAAAGCGGCGATTGAATTAGAAGCAAATACCAGATTGAAAGTACAATATTACAAACGTATTAAAAATCATTGGGTAAAGGATGATACTATTGATGAAACTACTTTTATTGATACACAAACCTTGTTTTGCAATGTTCAAAAGTCTTGTTTAAAAAATACCGAAAATCAACAATGCGAATCCACTGAACAAAGTGAAGCCCGGTTCAAATTCAACCGCCAAAATAGTGTTTTCGCAGAAGAATTGGATAAACGTTTTAGTATAACCGTTGAAGAAATGGAAAAAGAATTGAATGCAGCAATTGAAAAATCAATCA